TGCTGTGGATGGAGCCAAGGGAATCAGTTCGAATTCTTTCGGTGGCGCTATTAAGAGCAAGTTCGTTACGTACAAGAGTGGGCCTGAAGATACTCCAGAAGTAGACCTTCCAGAGGTTTCTTACGTGCAGGGAGATAATCTTCCAGACGAAGATTCTCTAGACAGCCTTCCCCTGGACACGACCATCAGTGTAAATGGCACTAAGTTCATCAAGAAGTCTGAGAACTGGAACTTCATCAACCCTGACGGCGAACCTAATATGAACTCCACGTGGGAACCTCCCGAGTTCAAGACGTTCTTCAAGATGGGAACGGTCAAGTACGACGCTGCACCAGGAGAAGTGCACAAGGAAGATGCTCCTGGTGTTGAGGCTGAATCTCCAGACATTGAGTACAGCGAGCAGGAGTACACGCAAGCTCCTGAGTCTGCCGCTGAGCAGGTAGGTGTTGAGCAGAGCAAGACACTGACCGCTGAAGACCTGAACAGCATGTCTGGTTTGACAGTCTTCAAGCACAAGTCGGGTGTCATTGTTTACCAGAAAATGGCGAATGGCTCCTACACTGCATATGCTCTGAATGACAACTCTTCTTGGGTTCTTTCTGATGGAGACATGGCTGATGCTCTCAAGGATGTACCAGACCTCTATGAGAGTTTCCCTGAACCTCAGAACCCACACAAGCTACAGCCCGGAAAGTACCTGAAGGGTGGAAAGACCGCTCTCTTCATCAACGAAGACGGTACGGGCGTCTACGCTGGCCTTGCCGGTAAGACGACTGCACTGGATGTTGCTGGCGTCAAGAAGAAGTGGGACGAAGGCTTCAACATCTATGCCATTGACAAGGTAGGTCCACCGAAGGTCAGCACTGAGGAATCCCTATCTACATCTCCTTCTACCAAGAAGAGTGTCGGAGACATCAGTCAGCTTCCTGATGGTAAGTACTTCCTAGGCGTTCCTACAAGTCCTAAGGCTCAGGTATTCGAGGTTGCTGGCGCTGAGGTTTCTCACACGAAGCCTAAGTCCTCTTGGGGAGAATACAAGCTAGGCCAGAAGCCTGATTCCACCTTTGTAGATACCGCACCGGTGGGCTCGCAAGTTTCGTCTAAGTACTTTGCTGACGTTATTACGAAGCAGGAAGATGGTACCTGGAAGTCGGATAGTGGAACAGAAGGTTACCTAAAAGGCTGGTACTTGAACAAGTACAGGATTGAAAGTCTGGGCCAGGAAGATTCCGTTAAGGTCACGAAGGCTTCTCTGAAGACGAAATTCCTTACGGGAAAGCTGTTGGACTCTACGGGTACTTCTGTGCTGCCTAAGAACTACTCAGGAAACCTGTACTGGTTCGGAGCCGGGACAGATGCCATCACGCTTTTGAAGGCAAAGAAGTTCCTTTCGGAGACTGGTGACACGTCTGTTGGAACTGTGTTGAAGAATGCTGGCCTGGGAGGCATGGATGCTGTTCTTGGAAAGGCTAAGCTTCTAGAGGTATATGACGAGTACACGCCTGCCAATGTCAAGAAGTACTTCTCTGAGCACATTGACGCTACGTTGGATTCTCTGGACACGACTGTTCCTGATGTAGATACGACGAAGCTCTTCAACTATGACGAGCTTGGGTACGCGCTTCCTCCTGAGGGCTTGGTGTCTTTTGCCGTGCCCAACTATTACTACGCGTCAGCGTCTGAAGCGACACAGGTCGTAAAGACAATTTCAGCGATGTTTGGCGACGGTAAGGTCATCGGTCAGCTTCCTGGAACGATGGACAAGCAGCAGAAGTTGAACTGGGCTTCTTATGTGAAGGCCGGAAACTTCAAGCAGGCCTACAACGTCGAGTTCAACGCCGCTGTGTCTTCTGGAAAGTCTCTTCCTCAGGGCTACGCGCACCCAGGTTACCCAGACAATTCGGAAACTCACAACGTCAAGTGGGGCGCAGCAGTTGCGGGAGAACTGCCCGCTGGTGTAAAGGTAGAGGGTACATGGTCGGACCCTGGACTTGATTGGTCCATGGACGAGACAAACAACTACCTCATCAAGGCGCAAATGCAAAATCCTACTTATCTCACCGGTTCACAGAAGCACGCTTGGGCAATCGCTCACCTTACTGGTGACAAGGAGACTGTTGACTCCTACTCCTCACACGCGAAGCAGCTTGCCGCGCAGGGGGCAGAGCCAAAGAGCCCGCCACTTAGCTGGACAGATGACGTTAAGCCTGTCAAGTCTTACGACAAGTACTTCCAGGACACGGACTTCCCCACACAGTGGGACGGCTATGGCGGAAAGGTTGCTGCCTTCGACTGGTTCAACGACAACAAGGACAGCATCCCTGAACTTCAGGCCAATGCCGAGACGTACGGTAAGGACACCTGGGGGATGACGGAAGACTGGGAATCCTGGGGAGAGTCTTACAAGAAGGCTACTGCTCTGGCTGTTGTGAAGCAGTACTTCCAGGTAAAGCACGAAGCCTATGAGGCTGAGAAGCTGATTCCGGTTTACACCAAGGAAGCTGGACAGACTAAGGGTTCACATCCTGGCGCGTACTACACCGACCAGTTCGGAAACAAGTTCTACGCCAAGTGGTGGGACTACGAAGACCAGCTTTCTAACTACCGTCTGGAGATTGAGCACGCCGGTAACCTGATTGGTCGTGCCTTTGGCTTTAAGACGGCCAACAGCAAGCTTGTCAACCAGGACGGTCACTACATGCAGTTGCAGTCCAAGGTGGACGGCATTGGCGACCTTACGGGGTTCGACTACTCCACAATCTCTCCAACGATGCTTGCTGACATCGAGGGTGAGCACATGCTGGATTGGCTTCTCCAGAATGATGACACGAAGGCTGATAACGCCATTGTGACCTCTTTTGGAAACGTTGTAGGTATCGACAAGGCCCGCTCTTTCAAGGACTACGGTGTTGTGGACTGGAACCACGACGCTCCCGATGGAAACCTCTCTATCTACACGCGTCTGTATGACGCAATTAGCCATGGCGACGTTTCTAAGGAGACGATGGATGCCGCCTACAACAAGCTCCTGAAGACGGCTCGCCGGATGCAGAAGGCCGATAACGAGAAGTTCTTCAAGCTCATTGAGGAAGGTTCGGCTAACCGTCCTTCTTGGACCATCGGCTACCAGATTGACGGGAAGACCGTTTCCCAGGATGTCGAGGGATTGAAGGCCGCTTTTGCCGACCAGAAGAGCAAGCTGGTTGAAAAGGTTGAGTCCGAGTGGGCCGTGCTTTACAAGAAGGCAGGCTACGGAGAGCCACCTGAGGTAGTTGTTCCTGCCTTGGCTGAGGGCATTATCTCCGGTATGGACAGCCCTGAGCTTCACGAGCAGGTATTCCAGTCCAAGGCATCTGGTAAGACCGCCATGATTGGTGGTTCACAGGTTATCGGTGGAACGGTTCTGGTTTGGAATGAGCAGGACGAAACCGGTTCTCAGCAGGTAATGGGAGAGGCTTATCTTGCGCCTAAGGCTCAGGAAGAAGCTCTGGCGTTCTTCACAAAGTACGCGGGAGAGTCTGCGCCTCAGGTGGTTTCTACTTCTTTCGCCAACTACGATACATACCAGAACTCTCTTATCTCCGCTGCCAAGACCGTCAACCAGCACTTTGACGACAAGGCTTACAACGCGAGCACCATTGGCGAATTCGATGCCAATATGGAGTTCATTACTAATGAGCTTGCGGAGTGGTCCTCAACCCTTCAGTCCAATTCGTCTGCTAATGGTCTGGACGCCTACAAGTTCAAGACCGGACGTACCGTACCTATGGAGCACTTGCCCCAGTACAAGCTCATGCTGGAGTACTACAGCGAGAAGTACACGCTTGTCAAGAACGCGTATGACAAGCAGGAGAAGGCTCCTGTCGTCAACGCTTACACGACTATCGCTCCAGCGGCGCAGACAGAGATTCTGACGAGTAGCGACGGTACTACCAAGCTGGTATCAATGGCGCAAGGTAAGTGGCTTGTCTCTAACGAAAGCGGAGTCTCACTTCAGGAGCTTTCGGGCGACGAGATTTCTGCGCTGAAGTCTGAGGGATACACGAGCAGTCTGGGTATCGACACGCCTGAAGAGGATGGTACACCGCTGGGCGCTGTCTTTACCAAGAACAGCTACACGCACGAGAAGCACGGAACCCACGACCCCAAGACAAACGTCAAGGTAGTGAACTACGCCTCTGTTTCCTCCGGTGCGGAAGGTCAGGAGTTCCAGGCGACTCTTCCTACAGGAGAGAAGATTTACTGGCGCAACGCTGACCACACAAACACGTCTAGGGGTCAGCACGGAAAGCTGTCGTTCCACATCCCTAACACGGGTGAGCCAACGGCTGTAGCCGCCTCTATGGCGCGCATTCAGGAGTTCATGTCAGTCATGGGCATTGACAACCATGCAGCCGACCACACGGACGCTGAGCTTACCTACTGGCGTGAAATGTACTCCATCCTGGAGAACCGTAACCACGAAGGTGCGAAGAGCGAAAAGTTCTTCAAGGTCTATTCCGAGATGAAGAAGAAGGTCAAGGAAGTAGGAGGCAAGGAGAACCAGTTCCTGGAGAACCTGTCAGCTTCCATGACTCCCGACGAGGAAGTTCAATACTGGCGTGACCTGTGGTCTACGCAGTTCGCTGAGAAGGTCACCAAGCTTGTGGACACCGAAGGCTACTTGCCTAAGTTTGACCACCAGAACATTCAGGACCCTGACCTCTCGACCGGTAAGCCTTACTGGGAGCGCTTTGATGTGACGTTCGATGAACTCATGGAGCGTAACGCCTGGCTGGGCCACTCCTCCGGTAACACGGCTGGAAACCTGGATGAGATTGAGCACGGTGGACTTCTTGGTGGAGAAGAGCGTATTCGCCAGCTTGGAAAGATTTTCACTGGTGGAGGATACGGAAGTAGCTCTCCAATCTCTGACCAGAACAACGGTGCGTCCCACCAGATTTACACCCGTCTGGTAGACGCATCGGGATTGCAGCACTACAACTACGTGCTCAGCCCACGTCTTATGCTCAGAACTAGAACATACGTTCTGACAGGTGACCAGTACGGTAAGCTTGACTCTCGTAAGAGTGATACACAGTCTGACCTCATGGACCTTATTGACAATCACATGGGTGCAGGCGGTGAGTTGATGACACCTCACATGGCTACAGTTCTGGACGGCGTTGAGTTCATCGTCTTCGAGGAAGGCGACCAGTCTAAGCGTGAGGCACAGATTCAGAAGTTGAAGGCCCTTGGACTGGAAACAATTCGAGGACTTCCTATTGAGGAGCGCTTGGTCATGAGAATGAATCTCCAGGCCAGCATTCAGAAGGTGAAAGAGACATGGAAGCAGACGACCTAAAGAAGAGAATCCAGAGCTTCTTTGGTGGCGCATTCCAGGCCATCAGTGAGCGCTCTGATATTGACGCGCGCTCAGTCCTACGTGTAGCAGACAACCGTGAAGACGGCTCTGTCTTCACTACGCTATTTCCGAACCCAGCGATGAGCTATGAGCTATACATCACTGATGTTGAGGAAAAGGACAACTATTGGCTAGTCAACACAGTAAACCGAGGACGCTGGGTATTTCGCAAGCTAGCCCCCGCTGACCTATCTGCCTACAAGGCGCAGATGAGAGGGGATGGCTTCAGTGTCTAAGTTCCTAGTGCATCACACGCTGAATGGGGCTCCTGTAGGTGTCTGGGCATCTGACGGTACTCATTATTACGCCCCACAGGCCAAGATTGCAAGCTCGTATGGCGAAAAAGTTCTGAAGGACGTGGACTTCTCTCGCTGGGAGGATGTTCTTGACACTTGGAGTGGACGAACGCCAGGCGTCTCGGCACGTTGGTCAGACTTCGAAAGTGACGAAGAGTCACTGGAAGCAGTTCTGGAGTCCGTGCTAGATGAGTATGAAGAAAACTGAGCGATAGTAGAACACATGAACGACGAACTTGTTTACGTGCCTGGTGAGGACGATAGCTTTATTCCGCTATCCCGCACCAAGTCTGGTCGTCTATTCCGAAAGCACATTCTGTCTAAGGGAACTCTTCACTATCCTGGCGTCAAGGGCGGCAAGGTAGAAATCACTGATGAATTCCTAGCCAAGCTTTCCGAGAACTTCGACAACAAGGTTTGTCCTATCGTTCAGACTCCTGTAGTGGGAGACAACAACGCTCACAGCGAAGACCCTTTCCGTAACATCGGTGAGGTTGTCGGACTGGAAGTTGATAACGGAAAGCTGTACTCCGTTATTGATGCACGCGATGCGGCTGCGGCTGAGAAGCTGGGTAAGACCCTCATTGGTGCTTCTGCCATGTTGTCCCTGGATTACACAGATACTCGCACGGGAAAGAAGGCCGGTCCTGCGCTTCTTCACGTCGCTATCACAAATAGACCTCACCTGACTGAGCTTGATGACTTTGAAGAAGTACTTGCAGCAAGCGCGTCTGGTATGAGCGATAGTACAACTAAGGCCGTATTGCTTACTGCCGCAACCAATAACACAAAGGAGGGTTCCAAAATGGAACTCGATGAACTGATTGCCGTCGCACGTGACGAGCACGGTATCAACATTCCTGAGCTTCAGAAGGCGGCGGCTGGCGCAGGTTCTCTTGCCAAGCTTTCCGCAGACCTTCAGACTGCTCTTAACGAGACCGGCGTCCTGCGACTTTCTGCTGCCGAGGGTGAGAACCCAACGGCTGAAGACCTCGTATCTGCTGTTTCTCAGCTAGCACAGGACCGAGTTGACCTATCTGCCAAGGTAGACACACTTGTCCAGGAGAGCGCAACTGCCAAGGCCGAGGCTCGTATCGACAGCCTGGTTAAGGGTGGATTCATTTCCCCAGCCAAGCGTGAGTCCCAGCTAAAGCTTCTGCTTTCGAACTCTGAACTGTTCGAGGAGCTTCTGCCTGAGAAGCCATTTGTTTCTCTCTCCGCTGAGTTTGGTGAAGACATCAAGGACGAGGCGCACGACGAGACTGTTTCCCAGGAAATCGCTCGCCTCTCCGCTCTATAAGCGTAATTCACGTCCCTTTACTACCAGCCCTAAAAGGAGAAGACAATGGTAGACCAGATTGGTAACGACATTCCAGCCGCTGGATTTAGTCGTGGTGCCTACATTCAGAACGACGAGATTCTGTACTCGACCGTTGGCTTCACCCAGAAGGGCGTCAAGCTAGCACCGGGTAAGGGTCTCCTACTAGGAGGAACCGTCCTCGCACGCCGCACCTCTACTCGTATGTACGAGAAGTGGACTAACGGTGGTGGCGATGGAACCGGTACTCCAATCGGCGTACTTCGTAAGTCCGTCGAAACAGGAAATGACGTTAACGGACAGGCCTACATGGGCAACGTCGTTATCGCCGGTATCCTGAAGCTGTCTAAGGTTTCTTCCGCCAACGGTGGAGTTACCAACCTACTGACGCCTATGGGCGCTGTAGCCAACGACGTATTCGGAACTTTCAAGTTCTAAGCAGTAGTTCGGGACGCTGAGGGTGCGACTCAGGAGAAATTCTGAGTCCATCCCTGAGTAGCCCGAGGGTCTATGAGCGATAGTAGACCACAGAGGTAAAAACTCAAAAACAGGTCAACCAAGTGACATCTTCGGATGTGGTGCAGACCGGGCCGTTAGGTCGCTGAATCCTTGTAAGAGGCATACCTACCATAGGAGAATCCAGTGCCTGACATTTCACTCTTCCAGCCTACGGTGCTGCTGGGTGTCGTTGAGAAGTTCACGGCACCGGAGACTCTAACGATGCTTAACCGCATCGACAAGACTCCGCACCCGTTCCCAACAGCACAGTGGGACGTAACCCGTGGTAGCCGAGCTATCGCGCGACCAAACGTTCCAAACTCTGAGGCCCACATCGTGCCTCAGCTTGGTCGCGAGACGCTGACTGCTGCCTTCCTCTACCTGCGTGAGAAGAAGGTCTTCAGCCCAACGACTCTCTACTGGGTACGTACTCCAGGTGAGATTGCTAAGGTCAACGCTGAGAAGGCCGTCAAGCGTGAGCTTGAAGACCTCAACCGTCGTTTCGACAACTTCGCTGAGTACGCCATCTGGCAGATGCTCACCGGTGTCATCGACGTCAAGGCCAAGGACGGCGAGGGTGACTCCCCCGACGTTTACGTTGACTACAAGCTGCCAGCTTCCCACAAGCCAAGCGCCGGTACCCCTTGGGCCACCGCTACGCCTCAGCAGATTATTGCTGACGTTCGCGCTTGGAAGCGCCTTGTTGACCGCGATGGACAGGTTCCTGCACGTGAGGCTTATGCTTCTGAGCAGACCATTACTCGCATCTTCGACTCCTTCGCCCTGGCAGGAAGCACCCCAGCGTTCCTTCTGTCTGACCGCATGAAGGACCAGTACTACGGTAACGGTACGCTTCCTAACTTCCTCGGAATTGACTGGCACATCCAGGATTCCGTCTTCGACGCTACTGGCGCATCCTACGGGCCAAACCCAACGGACCCAGGCGCTGAGCAGAAGTTCCTTGCGGACAACCGCATTGTCTTCGGTAACTTCACCGATGGCCGTCCGTTCGAAATGGTTGTCGGACCAACCGCTGACCTTGCTGCACCTCAGGGTTACACGGGTAAGTTCGCCAAGACCTTCTTCGAGCCAGACCCATCGGCTCGCCAGTACCTTCTAGAGTGGCACTTCCTGCCAGTCCTGAACAAGCCTGAGCAGATTGTCTACGCCAACGTCGCGTAAGCTCTACCAGCGGAAGCCCTCACCTTCGGGTGGGGGCTTTCCCTGTTTATCGAGCCGGTAGACTGGTGTACAAAGCGCGATAGTAGAAGTAACGCCATCGCGCTACGCCATTAGAAAACGAGGAGTTATAACATGGCCGCAACACGAAAGAGCGACACAGCCGCCACTACGCTAGATGAGCTTCTTGACATTGGGGGCACTCCTAATGCTCCTGCTGTCGATGAGCCCAAGCCGGGTGAAGAGCAGACGACTGAAGAGCATGACAATGGCTCTGTTGTCGTAGAAGAATCTGAGGAACTGAAGGAACTACGCCGTCAGCTTGCAGAAGCTCAGTCTCAGATTGTTAGAACCATTGACCACCGTCCCGCTCCTGCGGAAACTGCCGAGCAGAAGCAGATTCGCGACCTCCAGGACCAGCTTGCTAAGGCCAATGGTCGCAAGGAGGGTGAACTGGAGTTCGAGGAGAACGTAGAAGGTGGAATCCTAGTCCACTTCCTGGAGGATGGATTCACGTCCAACCAGCAGGTGTTCTATCGCGGCCAGGAGGTCATCTTCGGACCTGAAGCGTATGCCAACACGCGGGACCGCACAGGACAGTCCTGGCTCCACCTGTCGGACGAAGAGCAGTTCGAGCGTTGGGGAGTCGTCAAGTTCCGCAAGGGAGCATGGCCGGGTAAGCGTGCTTATGTTGAGCCCGAGCTTGCGGGTAAGACTGTTTCCTTCCAGGCACCAGCCGTTCGAATCTGAGGTTAGCCGTGGCCGCGTTCCCTACTTTCTCGATTACAGACCTGTCAAATTTTTCTGGTAGGTCTGCTTCGGAGTACGTGAACGCGGCCTACGCTCCCAGTGCTATTGCACAGGCAACTCTTCTTTTCAAGCTAGGTACTTGTCTAGGTGACCGCTGGCCAGATGACCCTACGATGGCTGAGCTAGCTCGCATGGCCATTCTGTCGATGGCTGATGCTATCTATCTGGTGCAACCTTTCCAGACGATTCTTTCCAACCCGTTCTCTTCTGAAACCATCGGTAGCTATTCCTACAGCAAGGTTTCTGGCGCTGTCATGGGAGGACTGCCAACGGGTATTGGCTGGTTCGACGTAGCGCTCAATAAGCTCAGTGTCTGCGACCTGGACAACATTCCCATGGGTGGAGGCATTGAAGCCTTCGAGTGGGATATGCCTATGGGTGACGGTCGTATTCCGGGTAACACTCGCCTTATTTCTCCTATTGACCAGCGACTTCACAGCAACTTTATGCAAGACCCCTCCGAGGGATTCCCGCCAAGTCGTTATCAATCTGAGTATGACGGCGGAAATGTAGGTGACCTAGGCTCTGATGGAAGCCTAGATGGAGGATGGATTTAATGGCAGACACAATTCAGTTCAAGCGTGGAACTGCCGAGCGTTGGGCTGAGGTCAACCCTGTTCTTGCTATTGGAGAAGCAGGACTCGATACGACCAATTTCATTTTCAAGATTGGTAACGGCTCTTCTACCTGGAGTGAACTCCCGGATATCAACATCAAGCCTGATGAGCTAGCGGACATTTTGCTTGCGGTTCAGACGGTTAGAGCCGAAGCAGAAGAAGCAGTAGCTCAGACAGATTCTTCAAAGAATGCTGCCGCAGCTTCCGCATCCGCCGCTGATGTTTCACGGGTGGATGCCGAGGCCGCACGCGCAAGTTCCCAGAGTTACGCGGAAAGCGCTGACGCTTCACAAGAATGGGCTGAGGCGGCAAGGGCAGGGGCTTCCCAGGCTCGTTCGCTCGCTGAAACAGCCAGGGCTGGAGCACAAACCGCCCAAGGGCTGGCTGAAACAGCTAGAACCGGAGCACAAACCGCTCAGACTGCTGCCGCAGACAGCGCAACCTCTGCGTCAAGTAGTGCCACAGAGGCGTCAGGAAGCGCTACAGCCGCTCAGGATGCAAGGACTGGTGCTGAGACAGCTAGAAGTGGTTCAGAGGCTGCTCAGACGGGTGCTCAGGCGTCACGTACGGCTGCGGAAGCCGCTGCTGAACTCTCTCTGGCCGGTCAATTTGTTGGTACTACCATTTCCAGCGCTGGTGTTGATATCAACACACTGCTGACCCCCGGTAGGTACCGATTCTCCTCTGCCGCTGGTACTGCGTCTAGTGCCATGCCCCCTGGACACACTGCTGGCATTCTAGATGTCCTCAATACTGTGCCCGGTGGCGCGGCTATGCAGATTTTCTATCCTTATGGCAACAATGCGCCCGCTTCGGGCATTTTCATGAGGAGAGCGCCAAACACCTTTGGAAGCCCTCACGGGTGGCGCTTCATTCCAAGCACCGTTTTCAACAACCCGACTGACCAGCCAGGCGTCTCGATTTCCCTGACTGACCCAACTTCAAGTGTTGAGCGTCAGGTTCTGCCAACTGGTTCTGCCCTGGGTATCTTTAGCCTTGACGCCGTGTTCCTTCCTGGTCATTACTACCAGTCGAGTTCGACCAACGGAACGATTGCACGAGGTTACCCATATGAAGGCTTCTATGGTGTCGTAGAAGTTGTTGGTACGGGTGGAAGCATCAGCCGTCAGGTAGCTACTGGATTCAACAACACTAACGGTTCACGCATGTTCCAGCGTAACCGAAACACCAGCAATACGGCATGGGGTGCGTGGCAGTTCATGCCTCATCAGCGCGTGACCTCCCCCGTAGGCGAGCCTGGCATCACGGTAGAGACGTGGGATGAGCAAAATAACAGATACCAGGGCGTTATGCCTATTGGTACCGCCCTTGGACTCAATGACCTAAACTCTATTACCCAAGCTGGCAGGTACTACCAGAACACTGCATCTAGTGCTACCACCGGACGCAACTACCCGCGCACGGGCGCATGTTCGCTTGACGTTTCTCTGGCTCAGCCAGGCACCGGGCGCATCATTCAGGAATTGACCTACCACGCCGACACCGTGAGTGGTACGCCAGGAATCTACCAGCGAACCAGCCGAAGCAATAATCAGTGGACGCCTTGGCGCTTCATCGCTCCTCAGAGAATCAATTCTCCTGTCGAGCAACCGGGCCTGGAAATCTTCACCTGGGATGATGTGAACAACCGCGAGCAGTCGGTCATGCCTGGCCCGATTGTCTTGGGTTCCGCCAACCTGAACGACATTACCCTCACTGGCAAGTACATTCAGCCGGTCGGTGGAAGCGCACTTCCCGAGAGGAACTATCCTGCGCTTGTTCGTGGCGTTCTCGACGTGACCACGGTGAACGCCAGCCCCCTGTACCTCGTTCAGAGGTTCACGCCTCAGAGTGGAACAACTCTTGGCGTGACTGGCGAGTGGGTGCGTCGTTGTAACGACCTGGCTTCCCAGGCACCTTGGTCTCCCTGGCGATTCGTTCCTACACAGCGCGTAGACACGACCGCTGGCCGCGCCATCTACACCTACGATGACATCAACGGTCGTGAACAGCGCATCTATGGAGACACCGGTTTCAGGGGAATCTCCAGCCTGTTGCAGAACGGCTGGGTTCTCGGAAGCGCTGGAGGCCTCTTCATTCGCCGCACGGATGATTTGGTCACCCTCATCGGATATAACCTCGACGGAACTGCCGCTACATCCGGGGGCTTCCTGCTGACCGCCGACCTGCCAGGATTCCTTCCTGTGAGTGGGGGACACAGGTTCCTTGTCAGCCGAGACAATGGGACCAACGTGGCAGTAATCGGTGTCTCCAATCAGACCACCGGCAACGTCTCAACTCCCACTGGATTTGTCGTTGGGTCGGTCGCTTACTGGTCCATCTCCTGGCAGACGGCTCAGGCTTGGCCTACCGCTCTTCCGGGCGTAGCTTCCGGCACAATCCCTAACCTCTAAGGAGCAACATCATGTCCGAACTCGCCAACCTTTCGGATGACGAACTTTCTAATCTTTTGAACGCTGTGCTGAGTGAGCAAGAGAGGCGACAGCGTATGGCCCGTGTACCTTCACAAATTGCGGCAATGACTAAGCAATATGTGGAAGATGGTGGTGACAAGAGTGTCATCATGGGTGTGTTGGAAGAAGCTCGTCCTGTCGTAGACTAACGTCGTTTGACTGTTTTCCCAGGTCTAGAGAGTAGACTTGGAAGTTCCCCCAGACGGAAGCCTTGGAGCTTTACACACCCAAAATAAGGAGAATGGCGCATGCCAGATATCGAAATTGACAAGCCCACCATCTTCTCCCTACCGGGTTGCGTACAGTGTAATGCTGTCAAGCGCAAGCTGAAGGAGAAGGGCGTCGAGTACCAGGAGATTGATGCGTCAGAGGTTCCAGACGCACTAACTCTCATTCAGGGAACGTGGGGCTACAAGGCTGCGCCCGTTGTTTACTTCAAAGGAGAGCACTTCACAGGCTATGACCCTGCCAAGGTAGACAACATCATTAGCTCTTACCATTCAGAGGCTGTCGCCGCCTGACGCGATAGTAGAAGGTAGGAGCTAACATGGACCATCTATTTTCGAGTGTTGTCAAGGTGCAGCGTCAATTGAAGACGCGCATCGACGGCGTGCCCGAGGTTACATGGCAGGACGCTGAAGCTCCTCTTAGCTACATCAAGTGCCGACTCGACTTGAACTTCCTGCGTCCCGGTAAGGACATCCCTATGGCTGATAACGCCGGGGTAGCTCCTGACCGAATTGGGGTTATGTTCTGTCGAGCCGGTCTTCCTCTTAAGGCGGGCGACCGAATTGTCACCGTCTCTGGCCCTGTAGAGGGAGTGTTTGACCTAAAGACCATTCCTGACGTGGCTATCGACTACGCCAGCGGTCATCACATTGAAGTTCAAATTGTAGAAACTGTTCAGCGCAATCTTCAGGAGAAGTTCCCGAAATGATTCGACTGACAAGCAACTGGACTCAGGTAACCAAGGAGCTAGACCGTCTAGAGAAAGCTCCTATGCGGGCCAAGCTATATCTTGATGCAGTGCTAGACACGGGCTTCAAGTCAACACAAGCGGCAGTTCACGTCATCACTGGTTCCTTGAAGGCTTCTGGTAAGCATTCTTCAGAAATGAGAGGCGACACCTGGGAAGGTGAAATCTCTTATGGTGGCATTAGCCTAGGGGTGAATAACCCTGTTACCTACGCTATCTACGAAAAGGCAAGAGACGCAGACCACGACTTCTTTGCCCCTCTACAGGCGCTAGACTCGTTGTACGTAAAAGCAATCCTGAAGGCTCTATCGTGAGTGCAAAGCTAGCCCTAGCGGCCACCAACTATCTTCTCCAGCAATCGTCTGTCACAGACCTTGTGGGTGAGGATGAAGCTGGACCCTGGATTTTCTGGCAGGCTCCACAAGCCACTATTGAGAACACCGGAACTTCCATGGTGGTCATCAATTCTGTATCCGGCTGGGGCTCTAATGGTCACAACACTGCGCGATTCCCTCAGCTAGTTGTAGACATCTGGACCGACCCTACTCGTAATAGCGACATGTCTGTTCGGCGTCCAGACGCTGCCCTGAAGGCCGAAGCTGTCTACGTGGCTCTTGACAAGTTCTTGCACCTTGTCAACGCTGACGTTCCCGGTGGAGGCTCAGTGGTGTGGGGAACTGCTGGGGAGATTGCAACTAAGACAGGAGTTCGGATTATCTCATCCGAACGCACAAACGAACCGTCCGTATCCCCAGCCATCAATGATGAAGGTGCTGTCATCGCTACGGTTCGGTACGACGTTTCTATCTGAAACATGAAAATGACCCCTGGAGGGCAACCATGAAAGTTCTTGTCAAGATTCCACTGTCGCCTTTCTCAGGCTATGGAAACGACGGCCTAGGTCTTACCCGCGCTCTGGTGCGTTGGGGCGCTGACGTGTACCTCTCGCCTTCCTCAGTGCAGGCTCCTCTTCCTGAGGACATCGCCATGCTTCTGACTAAGCCTCTCCTCCCACCCTTTGACCTTGTAATCAACCACCATGACCCTGCGGCTCTGCACCTGGAGGAAGAGTACAAGCTTGCAGCAGACACCACCGTGGCTTGGACAATGTGGGAGTACTCTAACTTCGGGAACCTCCCAGGCCGTTCTAAATTGAAGCAGGACTTGAAGTACTACGACGCTCTCATTGGCTATGACGAGGTGTCTTCGGACTGCCTTCGGGACTATGCCTGGAGACACCAGTCTGTGCTTACTCTTCAGGGCGGGTACAACCCAGAAGATTGGCCTGAGTCATCGGAGCGCGACTGGCATTCTGAGCGGTTTGGGTTCTGCATGAACGGACAGCTACACATGCGCAAGGACCCCTTTGTAGCCATCCAGGCGTTCTCTGAATTGAAGAATGACCCTGACGTAGAGTTCGAGGGCGCGGAGCTTCACCTTCATACGACCACTCCAGGACTTCACAGTGCTATGGAGGAGGCCATCCCTAAGCTTCGCATCCACTACGCCATGTGGCCTCACGAGGTGCTTTACAAGTTCTACGAGACTCAGCACGTTCTTCTTGCGCCTTCTCGTGGTGAGGGCAAGAACATGCCAGCACTGGAAATGCAGTCCACCGGTGGAACCGTCATCGCTACCAACTGGGGCGGTCACCGGGAGTGGCTGAACTCGGACTACAACTACCCTCTGGACTACACGCTCCACCCGGTAGATGAAAACAGTCCAGACACGTACAACGCTAGAGCTTCTGTGGAGCACATGAAGGAACTCATGTTGCACACGTATCAGCATCGTGCAGAAGCACAGCTAAAGGGAATGGTAGCTTCCCAGGTCATTCCGAGAATGTGTTCTTGGGATGCTGTTGTGGAGAGGCTATTTCTTAGGCTGAAGGATTCTGTGCCAAATGGAGAGAAGCTATGGGCGGCGGCTCAGTCGTGCAGAGTAGGACGAGAAGATGACTAGTCGCTCAATTGAAGTACGTTGCCCTAATGGGCCACAACGTCTTTTTATGAAATTGAAGATGGAGGGCTCAACCCCAACCATCACTGATGACAACGTAATGGAATTCGCGTGCTCGGATTGTAAGAGGGCTTTGCGCAATGACGGCATCAATGTCATCCGTGTACTTCACCAGTACGACTTCCTTGGTCGCTTTGTAGACACCTATCTTGAGTACTGAGCGATAGTAGAAGTCAGTAGCAATCCTGCTACATCTTTGACTTTCCCAAGGAGGCCCCTGTGGCTACCCCAATCGTAGAAGGTTTTAGCCTTTCTCACGCCGCGATTCTGGACGGTACCACGGGTGCCGAGGCAGTAAACGGTGACATTTACGGTATTCGCTCTGGTTCTATCGAGCTAGACACGGATTCCTATGACAACACTGGTGATGACGCTGTTCTTTCCACGTGGTACTGGTTCAACAAGGCTACCCTGACGGTTCAGTCCGGTTACGTTCCTTTCAACACCATCGCCCTCCTTTCGGGTTCTAAGGTCACGTCTTCCGGTACCGGAAACAACGACTTCTACACCCTCCCTCTATGGGAAGACCGCCAGCAGAACACGACTCCACGCCCAGTTCTGATTCGTGTTCCTTCCAAGGACAAGGACGGTATTCTCCGTACTCTGGACTTCGTTCTCTTCAAGGTCCAGTTCCAGCCAATTTCCTTCGACGGTCCTACTTACAAGGACGGCCTTCTCCTGAACTACACAGGAACGGCTCTTATGTCGGACAAGGACGAAAAGGGTGCTCAGGTTCTAGACTCCCAGTCCGGTCTTCCTTCCAAGGCCATCGGACGACTGGTTAGCCGCCCTCAGGTCTAAGTCTGGTTTAGACTAGACATAATCAAACAACAAGGAGAAGAGTCGCATGACGGCCAAGAAAACATCCGTTGACGTACCTCAGGATGTCGAAGCTCTATCGCCAGAGCCTGACGTGATTACACTTGCGTCAGGCTTTGACGTGCGCGTGGACAAGCTAAAGACCCGTGGCATGTTCAAGCTCCTGAAGATTGTTACTCGCGGTGCGGGTCCAATCATCATGCAGATGAATCTTGATTTCGACAATCAGGAAACATTCTCTGGTCAGCTACTGGGAGTTGTCGTCATGGCTATCCCTGAGGCTGAGCAGGAAGCCCTCGAATTCATCCAGGCAATGGTCACTCCCGCTGAGTACAACCCTGATGTCCGCAAGGACGACAAGGCCGGTCAGCAGAAGAACGTTGAATTGTTCGAGCGACTGGCCCGTGAGCTAGATGACCCAGACATCGCAGACACCTTCTCCATCATTGAGAAGATTGTCGAGAACGAAGCTGGCGACATCCAGGCACTGGGAAAACGCCTAGCGGCGGTTCTGAAGACTCAGTTGGGTTCACTCGCAGCCAAGAACTGATTCTGGATGAGGTCCGTAAGCTGGACCCTGACAGCCTACTAGGCGGATACAGCATCGCCTTTGACCTTGTGTCAAGAGAGTACGGCTGGACGGACGACCAGATTATGGACCTCACCGTTCGCCGCTTTCGTCAAATTACTGCCGCTATTCAGAGGCGTCAGTTCATGGAACGTCGCCAGCAGATTTCACTTATCACTTGGCAGACGCGCCAGCTTGCTTCCTTCACCGCAGGCGGTTACTGGGTTGATGGCAAGAAGGGTAATCCTGCCCTTGATGCCGCTCAGCGACTTGCTTACGATGAAATCGAAAAAGCACAGATTGAAGAATCCGAAGCCCGCACGGGTAAGGGTGGAAATCTCGTATGGGGCAAGAACGAAAAGAACGAAGATGTTGTTCTTGAAATCGTTCCTGACCTCACGTCTGTTCGCTCCGAACTAGATGTTATGGGCGCATTCGGTGACCCCGGCAAGTGGAGAGCGCGATAGTAGAAGTAAGACAGCCGAGGAGGCGAAATGGCAGAGGCTAGAGAGACACGGGTCTTTTACAAGGCACTCTCCGATTTCGCAAACGTAAGCAAGAGCCTTCGCAATATTCGTCAAGAAATTGCCAAGACTCAGGCTGCTGAAAAGGCATTCAACGCGGCTTCTGCCAAGGAGCGTGCCGCTTCTACTCGCGCCTCTACTGGCCGCTCCAAGTCTCTTGCAGCCGAGACAGCGGCACTGAAGGGTGTACTAGCTCTTCAGACCAAGTACCGTGACCGTCAGGCTTCCACGGCTACCGCTGTTGTTGCAGCCACAAAGGCCATCAAGGCGCAGAACACAGCGCTGCTCACTAACGACCGCCGTCTACGTGCTGCCGGGGAAGCTGCCCGAGAGTACGCTACGGCACAGCGCCGCATTAGTCGTGCAACAGGTGTCTCTTCTGACGCCATTCGTACACAACGAGAAGTTACTAAGGCGCAGAAGGAAGTAGCTTCTTCCACACGCGACAAGACTGAAGCCCTCAAGGAAGAGGCGGCACAGTTCGAGCGTACCCGCAAGGCGAGTGTTCGCTTTGTGGAGGACGTGGGTCAGGTAGACGAGGCCACTGGCGAGGTCATCGAATCCACTGAGAAGGTTTCGGAGTCCACCAGCCGTTGGGGCGACATGCTCACGCGCGCCAGTGGGTTCCTACAGCGCTACCAGCGCGACATGCAGAAGACAACGGAAGCGCAGGGTGCACTAGACCGTGCTCGCCTTCGTCAGTCTGATGCAGTTGAGACAGTTCGTATCTCAGAAATGCGTCTGGCTGAAGCTCTCAAGCGTTCTGGTGCAGAATCTTCTCAGGTAGCTGCCGCACAGCTTCGTTTGGATAAGGCCCGCCGTACCGCTGCCGCATCCGCAGACTCTGTGACTGACGCTGTTCGTCGCCTTCAGAACGAGGGCAACCGTCTTCCTCCAGTCTTCCGGGATATTGAAGGCGGTGGTAACCGTCTGTTCCGCTCGCTTCAGCGTTTCGGAAACTGGCGTCCACGTCTTGTACCTCCCTTCATCGCCCTTATCCCCATCATTGGTGCCGTCATCGCGGCTATCAACCCTCTGGTATCCATCCTGGGTACTCTGGGTCCTCTGAGCCTGGGTGTTGCTAGCAGTATCGGTTCTCTGTCTGGTGCCTTCTTGGCGCTGCCGGGAATCCTGTCTGCGGTCGTAGGTGGTATCGCTTCTGTTATCGCATCCTTCGGTGGTGTGGGTGCCGTGTTCAAGGCCTACGGTGCCATGCAGAAGGCAATGGGTAAGAGTAGCGCCCGTGGCGGTGGTTCTGGTGGGGCTTCTCAGGCCGACCGTGCGTACGACCTAGCTCGTGCTGAGTGGAACCTGGCCAAGGCTCAGAAGAACGTTCAGAAGGCTCAGGAGAACCTAAACAAGGCTCGCCAGCAGGCTCTTGAAGACCTCATTGACCTTCGTGAAGAAGTTTCCCGTGCTTCGCTCAACGAGGAGCGCGCTCTTGCCAACCTGGCAATGGCACGTGACGCTTACAACAACGTCATGGCTGACCCTGCTTCTCAGGCAGGAGACAAGCTCGACGCCGCTGTAGCCATCAAGGAAGCTGAAGCTGACCTTGCTGATGTACGCAAGACCAATGTCGAGAATCAGAAGGAACTCAACGACCTTGAAGCCAAGGGAATTGAGAACTCTGAGCGCGTAACAGACGCCAAGGATGACCTCACTGACGCCATGTGGGCAGAGCGGGATGCTCAGAAGTCTCTCCGTCAGGAGCAGACTGGTGGTGCTGCCGCTGCCGATGCTGTCGCTACAGCTACCAACGAGTACGCTGACGCCCTAGCTAAGCTGTCCCCATCTGCGCGTGCCTTCGCTCTTGCCATCATCGGCATGAAGGACCAGTGGGAGGCTTTCCAGCGCACCATTCAGGAAGCATTCTTCGGTCAGTTCGTCAGTGAACTTGACCGCATGCCGCGCATCCTTCAGAGCATTGAGAAGTTCCTGAAGCCTGCCGCTGAGTCCATGGGCCGCTTCGCTCGTAACTTCTTGATTCTTCTTGACTCCCCTGAGTGGGCATCCGACTTCGGAACCATCGGTGAGCAGAACGGTCGCGTTCTTGACGAAATGGGTCGTGGTGGTCTAGCACTAGCTGACGCCCTGAAGGACTTGGTAGTTGCTGCCGGTCCATTCACTGAGTGGCTTGTCGGCTCGCTGGCTGACGGTGTGGAGAACCTTCGTGACCTTGTTGACACAGGTCGTGAGACTGGTGAGCTAGCTGGATGGCTGGAAAAGGTTGCAGGACGCCTGGACCGCTGGTGGCAGGTAATCAAGAATATCGGCTCCACGCTGTTCAACTACAGCGCTGCCGCTTCGGGCTTCGGTGACTGGATTCTAGACAACCTTGTCGAAATGACGGCAGGTTGGGCCGAGTCCGCTCAGAAGGCTCGTGAGGATGGTTCTCCATTCCAGAAGTGGCTAGAGGACATCAAGCCCCTGCTGGGTGAAATCAACGACCTCTTTGGTACCTTCTTCTCTTGGTTCCGTGAAGAATCTATGGACCCAGCAAACATCAAGGACGCTACCGAACTGGTACGCATCCTTCGTGAAGACCTAGGCCCTGCTCTGGGCGGTCTTCTGGATGCCCTTGCTGAGACCAACATTGATGAGAAGTTCGTTGAGACTCTGGCAAGCATCATCGAGTCTCTGACCACCATTATGGAGAACGGTGGAGGGGAAGCCCTAGAGACGTTCTTCGATGTCGTTGAAGGCTTCTTCCAGTTCTTGGCTGATGTCGTCAGCAAGATTCCACCTGACGTTCTTAGCGCCATCCTGAAGGCCGTTGGTGGCTTCGCCGCTATCTCCTTCATCGGTAAGTTCACCGGACTCACAAATCTTCTTGGCGCTCTGCTGGGACTGGGAACGAACGCTTCCGCCGTTGCTGCCCTAAAGGGACTCTTCGGAAAGATTCCAGGCATTAGCGGGCTTTCGTTCTCTGGTGTCCTTGGATTCCTGGGCACCCTTCTGAAGGTCGCTGGTGTAGCTGGAGCTATCGCTACTGTCGTCGGCGGGCTTATTGATGTCGGAGGCAAGTCCTTCGACGCCTTCGAGGCCGTCAACCGAGGCGACGTAAGCGGTGCCAAGAAGAACATCACGAACGTAGACACAGGTCTTGCTTTCACAGCGAACCCTCTTTCTCCTCTGCCAGGTTCTCCGGGCTCTAACCCGCTTCCTGTTATTCGAGACATCGCTGGAGGCATTGACTCCATCTTTGGTACGAACCTGAAGGAAGAACTTCAGACGTTCATTGATGAGTCTCTGGTTGAGTTGTCCAACTTCGTTGAAGAAGTCGGCACTAACTGGGACAACTTCTGGAATGGTATTTCCGAAGGCTGGGCTACGTTCTGGGAGAACATGGGCGACCCAGAATTCTGGAACGGCCTCGGAGAGGGCCTAGGGCAGTTCATCCTTGATATCGGCACCAACTGGAACAACTTCTGGGGCGGTATCGAAGACGGGTGGAACCTGTTCTGGGGAACTACCCTTCCTGAGGCCTGGAACCAGTTCTGGGGAGAGACAATCCCAACCGGATGGTCGAATTTCACTACGTGGCTGAGTAACGAGTGGAATGGATTCTGGGGCGGCCTGAAGATGGGCTGGGATAACTTCTGGAATCTTCTTTCCACAGGTCAACTGTGGGCCAACGTTCAGAACGAACTGACCAACTTCGGAAACACTTTCCGCACCGGATGGGACAACTTCTGGAACGGATTGGGTGACGGATTCGCTCAGGTCGTCAACGGTATTGGTACCGCGTGGGCCGGAATCCAGCAAATCTTCGCTACGCCTGTCAACTGGGTCATCCAGAACGTCTGGAATGGTGCTGTTGTACCGTTCTGGAACGGTGTTGCTTCTAAGCTCGGCTTCGCTCAGCTTGGATACGCAGGACTCATTGGGGCTCAGCCTGCCACACCTCAGCGTGTAGCTTCGCCTCGCAGTGGACGCCAGGCGTTCGCTGGCGGTGGTGTGTACGGAGACAGTGGTGTGACTCCTGGGTACACTCCAGGTCGAGACGTTCACCGTTTCTACTCCAACACAGGCGGTATTCTGGACCTCTCTGGTGGCGAGGCCATCATGCGTCCAGAGTTCACGCGCGCTGTGGGTGGAAAGAAGGGTGTCGATGCCCTCAACGCTGACGCCATTCGCGGCTCCATGCGAGCATTCGCCAAGGGTGGTACGACTGACTACCTGAAGCCAGGTAACCTACGTAACTCCAACCAGAAGTCCACAGGCACCAACAAGAAGGCTGATGTCGGTGGAGACGTTTGGGATGTTGTCGGCGGTGTCGCCAAGATGTTCTCCGACCCTGTTGGATGGGCCAAGGAGCAGATTGGTAAGCTTGTCAACCCACTTCTAGGTGGTATTCAGAACAACGAGTTCGGTCGAATGATGGCCGCTGTTCCTGGCAAGTTCATTGAGAACATCGGTGGCTATGTCAAGAACTCGCTAGGTTCTGTCGGTGGAGCAATCGGAGGTGCCGCTAACGCTCTCGGATGGCAGAAGCAGTGGGCCATTGTCAAGAGCCAGTTCCCTGGTGCCAGCCTAAACTCTGCGTTCCGTCCAGGTGCTATCACCTCTACGGGAAGCAAGTCTTACCACGGTCAGGGTCGAGCCATCGACGTTACGCCTTCCATGGCTATCTTCGAGTGGATTCGTTCTAACTTCCCGAACTCCCGTGAGCTTATCTACTCCCCAGCTAACGGACGCCAGCTTCAGAATGGTGCTCCAAAGTTCTGGGGCGAGCCAGTTCGTAGTCAGCACTTCGACCACGTTCACTGGGCCATGAAGCAGGGTGGTATCTTCCCGAAGCTCTATGACAACGGTGGAGTACTACCGCACGGTGGCTATGCCTACAACCAGTCTGGTAAGCCAGAAGCTGTTCTGACGAACGAGGAATCTCGTGGTCTGAAGGCTCTGCTTGCAGGCTCTGGCCTGAGCACCGGAACCAACGTTCTGGGCTCCAGTGCAGCATCTGCGTTCCAGTCTGCCCCGGCTCTTCAGGACTACTCAGTCAAGATTGAGAACTTGACAATCAACAACCCTGTACCTGAGAAGGTTTCGCTTTCCCTGCCTAAGAGCATCCGTCAAATGGCATACATGAACCAGGCACGTTCTGGCAACTAAGCAAGTACACTAGAAGAGGAGGCTTGAAGCCGTGGCGCTATCTACAGCAACGTACTGGGACATTAATGGTGTCCCTCTTCAGACGTATGCCTATAACATCACGACCTGGGGTGGCGACCTTCAGGCTCCTCCTCCTCTTCGAGGTGATGACCTCACGATTCCATATCGTCCAGGTCAGGTCTTGCAGTCCCGTCGTCCTGATGGTCGCTCCATCAGTTTCAACATGTGGGTTGTCGGTGCAACCCTAGACGGCAACGTTCCAGGAAACGCCACCATGCGGGCAGAGTTCGAGAAGAACTTCAGCATGCTCCGCAACCTTTTCTGGAACCAGGGCAAGCCCGTCACGGTGACAAAGCGCTGGCAGGATTATGACACAGGCCTTCTTCAGACGGCCTCTGCACGCGCCATCTTCTCCAGTGGAATCTCGCCTACGATGCACGGCAGTCTACGCGCCAGCTTCTCCGTAGAGCTATACCTGGCTGACCCATTCTTCTACGGACCTGAGGTCACGGTAACCTTCCCATCCAGTGCATCTTCTGCTGCGGTCCCTACTGTCAAGGGTGACTACGAGACAACGCAGATTCTTGTTGATGTTCAGGGAACGCGAAACAACTTCCGGCTTACAAACAGCAGTGAGGGCGTTTACGTTAACGTGAACCAGAGCTTGGCTTCTGGTCAGATTATTCGTCTTGACATCGACAACTGGACTGCCCGTAAGAACCCTGCTACGGATAACACCAGTGTCATTTCCTCTGTGACCAACCTAGGACACCCGTTCTGGTTCGTCCTACGTCCAGGCCCGCAGAGCCTCACCCTAACGTCCTCTTCTGGCTCAGCCGGGGCCACGTTGAAGTACCGTCCTAGGTGGTTGTAATGGCTGATACATGGCTTGATATTTGGTCGGGTATCTGGGACATCTACTGGGGTATCCAGGCTCCCGATACTTTCGCAGAAGACTCTACCTACTACAACGTTCAGGTTGAGATTTACAAGGACAATGCTCCTAACACGCTTGTGGACATCATTCACGCTCGTGTGGACCCTACGGCGCTATCTGAGATTCGTGCGCACGGTGCCGGTAGCTTCAAGGTCTGGAAGTACGAAAGCAAGATTCTTCAGAACCCTTCCCTGCTCGAATACCGCAACTATGTGCGTATTCGACTGAACGGCCAAGTCATCGGTGGCTTCGTTATTTACACCCGTAAGAGTGTCATTGTCGGCGCGGGTGAAGAGGCCGAAGAAATGTGGGAGATTTCTGGTGAAGGCCCACGCTCTTGGTCGAGGGACGCTATTGTCTATCCGGCCAATGGTCTTCGAGCTACTTCTGCGGACACTCGCTACTTCAACTTCGCGACTGAGCAGGGCATCTGGTATGTTCCCTCTGCCTGGCAGGACGCTACAAACATCGCTCGCTACAACAGTGGATTCCACTGGTGGGGAACCGCTCCAGCTAACTGGCCGGATGCTCCCAATGCGTACTGGATTTGGAACCAGGCCAGTACGCCTATGCCTCAGGGCTACTGCTACTTCCGCTACGAGTTCACGACGACCGAAGCGGCATCTTACTCTTTCTTCTTCACGGTAGATGACAAGGGTGAAGCTTACGTAGACGGTGAGCTTCTTATGACCACCGCCGACCATTCCTGGGAGGGTACTAACCGCCTAGACTTTGACCTACAGCCTGGTAATCACGTTATCGGTGTCAAGGCATACAACTACCGAGGTGACGCCCCTGGTGCTTTCATCGGTGCGTTGTTCAAGGTAGGCGACCCGTCTCAGCCAACATCGGCACAGCTTCTTCACACCACAGGTCAGCCAGGTTGGAAAATCAATGCTTACCCGACTGTAGAACCGGGCTGGACTGCTGGTGACGTTCTCGTTACGCTGATGAATGAGGCCAAGGCCCGAGGTGTCCGCTTCGCGAACAACTTCACTCTGACGTTCAGCGCCACCGTCGACTCCTCTGGTCAGCCGTGGGGTGACCCTGTGCCCTGGTCCTTTGGCACGGGCTCGACCTATGAAGATGTTATTGACGCCGTAGAAGAGCTAGGCGCAGACGTTTACGTTGACCCAGGCACTCTCAACATGTATGCGTGGAGAAAGCGCGGGGTTGACCGTAGTGTTGCCGCTGCGAACGGTGGCCCTGCCATCATTCTCTCTGCTGGTCACAATCTTCTTTCTGCTGATGAAACCGGGCAAGCTGAGATTGTCAACACCCTCATTCTGAACTCTAATGAGGGCTGGAGCGAGCAGATTGTCAACCCTGCTGAGTCTGCTTCCGTGGCAAAGTACGGTCGTATTGAGTCACAGATGGCCACAGGTCTATCGACTTCAGGTGCAAAGCCTCTGGTTGATGAACTGTTCCGTCAGAAAGCCCTTCCTGAGAAGAGCGCCACGTTCGAAATCATCCCTGTAGAGGGAATGATTCCTTTCCTAGACTTCAATGTCGGTGACATCATTTCTGCTCCAGGTGAAGTGCCTGGGGTTCTCGAATCTCGCCGGGTCATGTCGATTTCTTTCACAGAGGACTCGAACACTGGTCGTCCAATCTTTGCTATCGAGTTCGACACAATCTTCAAGGACCGTCAAGCTGAGCTAGAGAAGTGGATTTCCCGCGTATCTGGTACATCAGCCATCGGTGGAGGATTTGCCAACAGTTCTAACCTTCCCCCGACTGTCATCAACCAGCCGCCAGGAAGCCCTCTAGGAAGCGTTGCAGACGCTCCTACGGGCCTTGTAGCATCGTCCGTGGGTAAGTGGACCGACGCGGGTACTGAGTCCGCAGACTACGGCCTGGTGTGGAACCCCGTTATCACGGGTACCGGCTATGGCACTATCGAGATTCAAGAATATGAAGTATGGGGCCGTCTCCTACCTAACACGGAATCCACTCTTCTAGCTGTCGTCTTCGACTCGATGGCCTACCTGTCAGGCTTCCGTCCAGGTGACGAGTGGGCCTTCAAGGTTCGTGCTACCACCCGTACAGGCGGTCCAGGTCCCTTCTCGACGGAGGTCGGACTGGTCGCTGCCGCGCCTGCTACGCCTCTTCTAGCTCCTTCGGCTCCTATCCTGACTTCCAAGCTGGGCACTGTAAACATCCGCTGGGATGGCTTGATGGGTGGCGCTCCCGCACCAGGCTACTTGCGTAGAGTACGAGTAGACCGCATCCGCACGGGTGTTACATCCGGTGTATGGCAGGAAACCCGTCGTAACCTCTTCATCAACCCTGAAGCTCGCACAACGACCAACTTCAGTACATCGGCTGCGTTCACGCTCTCCACTGTCACCGACATGCCTGGAAGCATCAACACAGCGGTTCGTGCTACCCGTGTTGACAACTCGAACTCTCGTGTCATTGAGCTTCGTCTGGGTACAGCCCTGACCGCTAGCACAACCTTCCGTTGGCGGTTCCGCGTGCGCTCTTCCCACGCTCTGGGTGGAGTAACGCTAAACCTACGTCCTGCGGTTGCCAGTGCAACAGGTTCTGTCCTGGGAGCTTCTGTAGACCTTCCTGCCGGTGAGACAGTTGTGGACTTCGTAGCCACGACAAGTGCAACTACTCCTTCCACGTCGGCAGGTCTGGCAGTCGTCAAGAGCGGTGCACCTACTGGCTACACCATTGACGTCACTGAAGTACTGGTGGAGAAGGTCAATGTTGCCGAGGGCGACTACTTCTCTGGAGCTACGACATCTACTGACCCCAAGACGCGCTACCGCTGGCTGGGAACGGCTCAGGCTTCTGCGTCCGTCGTGGAATCTACGGACTCCTGGGTAGAAGTAGGCTCTATCATCGCTGGTTCGATGATTGACACGTCTGTCGTAGTAGGAGGGGCGTACGATTACCGCCTAGTCGGTATGGACCCTTACGACGTACCATCGACTCCTTCGGCAAGTTCTTCTATCGTTGTCAGCGGCGTTGCTTCGGGAGACATCACTGGAGCGCTACCTAGCAACAATCTTGTTTTCAACGGTAGCTTTGAGGACGACCTGAACGGTTGGCAGGTTATCCAGCGCTACTCTGCTGGTGCCTCTGCGTCCATCATCACTTCCCCCCTTGCGGGAGCTAAGGCGCTTCAGCTTGTCCGAGGCTTCGAGCCAGACGGTCTGGAAATCGACCTCGTAGTCGGACAGACTTCTGACCGGTACATCCCCATCGGACCCCAGGGCATCAACGCTGGGTACTACGTGTCTGCTCGCGCCAACGCCACGGCGTCGGTGGTTAGTGGATTCTCCCTGGTGGCTTACTACTTCCTGGGTGACAAGACCACACCGGCTTCCGAGGCGTATGACATTGTTGCGCCCGCGTCTAACCTAACCACGACCCCCGCTCTTTTCGTGGGTAAGGCAGTGCCACCTTCTGACGCTAAGTTCATGCGAATTGCTGTTTCAGCAACGTCAGCTAGTGCCACTATCAGCGTGGATGACGTTGTGGCACGTGAGATTATCACCACGGCCATGCTGGGCGAGGAAGCGGTTACCGGAGTCAACATTTCTGGTGGTTCCATTACGGGTAACCACATTCAGGGTGAGACTATTGAAGGTCGCAACGTAAAGGCTGAGACTTTCACTGGTGACCACTTCATTGCGGGCTCCATCACTGCGCGTGAGATTTCTGCTGACGTGGGCCAGAGTTTGGACATTTCCAGCAACCAATCGGTCAACATTCTCATCCAGCGAGACAATGCTCTTCAGGGTGACCTCAACAACACCAAGACGGCTGTTACCGACCTTCAGACGTACTATTCCTTCGGTCCCGAAGGTGCCATCATCGGTAAAACCGATAGTGCTTTCAAGTTGTTCTTGAAGAACGATAGGATTGAGATTATCCAGGACGGCGTAATCGTGTCTTACTGGGAAGCACAGAGAATGGTTGTTCCCTCCTTCGTTGGTCAGGAAGTTGTTTTGGCTAAGCACAAGCTAGAGCAGTATGGCAACGGAACTGTAGTAAAGGCTGTTTAATGACTGACAGAATTGGCGTATCTAAGAGTGGTCCAGCCACATCTTTCTACCTGGAGTGCGACCGGGTAGGGCAGGACATCAACGGTAACTACACGACGCTGAAGTTCCGTCTCCGTAACGTCAGTGGTCCAGGTGCTACCTCAGGTTCTAACTACGCGGGTCAGGGATGGCAGAGAGGTTCTGTAGACGGCTCAGGCCAGTTCGGTGAGCACTACGGAAACCCGTTCCTTCCATCAGGCTATGGTAACGGCGCTGTTCGATGGAACGACGGCGACTGGTACATGAACATCGGCCACAACGCCGATGGTGGTCGGGGTGGCGTAACGCTCCGTATGCATTTGCAGTACGGTTCTATCAACGAACAGCACACTGCCTGGTTTGACGATTTCCCTACAATTCCACGTACTTCTTCTCCTTCGTGGATTAATCCGGCCTACGACAATCTGACGCTAGGTTCTAATGCCTATCTGGTGATGAACCGTGCCTCTGCGAGCTTCACTCACACGGCTGACTACTACTTTGGAAATGCTTCAGGCCGCGCCTTCACAGGTGTTGGTCATGATGCAAACTGGACTCCTCCGCTTTCTCTAGCGAACCAAATCCCTACCTCCGATACCGGTGTAGGAACTCTGCGTACACACACCTACAACGGCGGAACCCTGATTGGCTGGGTAGACCAGCTTTACCGTGTCTACGTTCCGTCTTCGGTTGTTCCCACATGGTCAGGAAATCCCACCCTTTCTGAAGGTACTGCGGGAGTTGCTGCCAGCGTTGGGGCTTACGTGCAGGGTATCTCTACTCTGAGCTATTCCATTTCGGGTGCTGCGGGTGCTCTAGGCTCGACTATCAACACTCAACGCATGTCTGTCGCTGGGCAGAACGTTGAGGGCGCATCTGGAACATCTGCACCTATCGCGGCTTCTGGAACAGTTCCTGTCACCTTCCTTGTTCAGGACTCTCGTAACCGAACAAAGACAGAAACAAGAAACATCACGGTACTGCCGTATGCTTCTCCCTCTGTGTCTAACTTCCTCGTTCAAAGAGCCCTTTCTGACGGAACCGTGGACGTAGATGACGGCACCTACTTCAGGGTTCAAATGGCCGCTGCTGTGCAGTCTTTGATGAACACGACACAGCGCAACATCATGCAGTTGAAGATTTACACTCGTCTTCGTGGAACGACCGCGTGGACGCTGAAGAAGACCATTACTCCTGCTGCCGGAAAGATTAGCTGGAACAGCATGGGTGGCGGTGCTGACCCTGTAGATGTCATTCCCGGACCTTTCGACATTGATAAGTCCTATGACATTCGCATGGAGGTCATTGACCGTTACAACACGTCTGCCGCTATTTCTACAATTACCGTTGCTGCTATCTTCATGCACTGGGCACCGGCTGGTCTGGGCGTGAATAAGTACCACGAACTTGGTGCCCTGGATGTTGGTGGGCAGATTTACCAGAATGGGCTAAAGGTCCACGATAAGACGACCAAGTTCATGAAGCCTACGAACACGAGTCCCGATTGGACGTTCGACCCACTAACAGGTCGCATCAACCTAACTCCGGGTACCCGGTCTTGGAGTTTCGATGGAATCTTCACGCCAGAGTTCAAAAGGTACCGAATCAACTACAGCTACTACACCGGAGACGAAAACGGTGCGTGGATTAAGCTGCGGAGACTAGGGTCTGATACTGCTGGAGGTAACAACTACAACCAGCACAGCATCTACGGAAGTAACACCACCGCACTGACGCAAACTACTTCTATGGGTATCCCGCAAATTGGATTCCCTTCTATGGGTGCTCAAGGTCACTCCGGTTACATTGAAGTGTCTGAACCTATGACGACGGAAGGTAGCCAGAACCAGAAGAGGTTCGAGTGGCGAGATACACACTTTGGTATCGCCGGAAACACCATTGGTTCCGGGTGGCTGGGAAACAACGACACCGTGGCATATGACGGCTTTACCATTAGCTTGTCTAACCTTACGATGAACGCTGTAGGTAGTGGGTCTGCCGCCTGGATTAGCGTGACTGCCCTCGCCTAAGCGCGATAGTAGAAGGCAGGGGCATGTCTACCCCCCATACGAGGAGTCCCCAATGAACGTTATTAGAAACTGGTTTACGCCAGCGACTCGTGAGAAGCTGTATACAGCCATCGCGGCACTGGCTCCTATCCTTGTCACCGCAGGACTAGTCCTGCCCGGACAGGTTGAGCCAATCATGGCTATCGTCGCCGCTGCCCTACAGGTCTTCGGTGGTGCTCTGGCTCTGTTCAACCTGAAGCCAACTGAGGCTGCCCGCTGGTTTGGTACTGCCGGTCGTGCAACTATCTACGGTCTGGCTACTACGGTAGCTGCTTCCGTTGTTGCTCTGGGTATCGTCTCTGGTGACTGGGCCAACATGGCGCTACAGTACACATCCTTCGGTTTGACTGCCTTTGCTGCTGTACTGGCTGTCATCACTCCTAAGGAAGTACAGTTCGACGCCAGCGAGATTGCAACACCTGTTGTTGCAGACGCCGTAGTTGTCAACGACGCTGTTATCGAGACGGCTGAGCCCGTCACGGTTGAGGTCAAGACAACCGAAGATGTTGCAGTAGAAGAAGGACACAACGGCGACGGTCGCGACATCTAATTCCACACCAATAGGGCTAAGGAACAACTATGCCAACCTACTCATTCGAAACCACAATCTCTCCTGGTGATTCCGGGCAGACGGTGTGGGCGAATGCTGTAAGTGCTGCCCTAAACGAACTGGGGGGCTTGCTGAACAATGGTTCTACAAGCTCCCCAGGTGTCGTTGAACTTGCTACACAGACTGAAGTCAACACAGGTACTGACGCGACCAGGGTTCTTACACCTCTCACTTTTCAGACTCGCGTGAGTTCTCTTCTCTCAGGGAAAGCAAACACCGTTCACGGTCACGCCCTGACAGACTCCAACATCACAGGAATCCTACCTTTCGCACAGATTCCTACAGGAACGACAAGCTCGACAGTAGCTCTAGGTGACCACACTCACACCTCAGCGAGCGTTACGGACCTCACAGAGGCTGTACAGGACATCGTAGGCGCGTTTGTCGTAGCCGGTGCTAACGTCACCGTTGACTACAACGACACGTCTAACACGTTGACCATTTCTGCCGCTGGTGGAAGTGGTGGAGGTGGCTCGACTGCCTGGGGTGGCATTACTGGAACGCTGTCGTCTCAGACAGACCTTCAGACGGCTCTCAACAACCGTCAGCTAGTGACTGCTGCCTTGACAGCCTTCCTGGCCGCTACAACTGCGGGTATGGTAACCCGTACAGGTACCGACACATACACCACCCGTACCATTACCGGGTCCACGTACATTTCCGTTTCTAACGGTTCAGGTGCCGCAGGTAACCCGACTATCTCTATCACGGGAGCTATTCCGGTAGCTAACGGTGGAAGCGGTCGTACAACGGCAACCACGGCTTATGGACTTATCGCTGCGGGTACGACAGCCACGAGTGCTCAGCAAACTATCGCTCCAGGAACCGCAGGCTTCTTTCTTAGGTCAGGTGGAGCGTCCGCGCTCGCCGCCTTCGCGGCTATTGCTCAGTCAGATGTAACAAATCTTGTTACCGACCTAGCCGGTAAGGCCCCAACGGTTCATACCCATGCGCAGTCAGATGTAACAAACCTTGTCACTGACCTGGCGGGTAAGGCTGCAACGGTTCATGGCCATGCGCTAACTGACGCCAATATCACAGGAATCTTGCCTATTGCGCAGATTCCTACCGGAACAACAAGCTCAACGGTTGCTCTTGGTGACCACACGCACTCCACGCTAGCTCCTTTGGCGTCTCCAGTTTTCACAGGTGACCCGACTGCCCCCACTCCTGCAACTTCCGACAATGACACGTCTATCGCTACGACAGCTTTTGTCAAGGCTGCACTTGCTGCCAGCGTATGGACGGGTACTCAGGCGCAGTATGATGCTCTAGGCTCTTACACGGCATACATTTTCTACGCAATCGAGGGATAACCTATGGCCATCGCATTCAGCGGCGTAGGTGTAAACAGTGACACAAGCACCACCACTCTCAACGTAGATACTCCTGCCATCCCATCAGGCGGTATCGGACTTGTCTGGATTCTTCTTCAGACGGGAACCCCTCTTACTCCTCCTTCGGGATGGACTGAGGTAGGTACCGCTCTTGTTTCTGGTTCTGCTTGGACACGTTCTTACAAGCGCACGACGCCCATGTCTGCTGCCTCTGTTGCGTGGACCCTGCCTGTCGCTCAGGCTTGGGGTCTGGCAGTTTCTTACTCGGGTTCTAACGTAGATGTCAGCGGCTCCCCCTACGATTCTCACAACGGTACTTCCGCTAGCTGGGCACAGAGCGCTGCCTTCACAACAGCTTCTCCCATGTTTGTGGCCACGTGGGGAACCATCTACGCTGCTCGAACCTACGCCTCTCAGCTAACGTCCGGTACCATTACAGCTAGTCAGACGCTTCGTGCATACGAAACCATCCCACTGGCTTCTATGCGTCAGTTCATCTTTGACGCTGCTATTACGTCCGCTTCTTCTGGACGTATGCTCACCGACTTCTCCGGGTCGAACACGACCTCCACGGTGCGCTCTATCGCTCTAGTAGAGTCCGGTGGCGGTGGAGACACAACTGCTCCAGCAGTAGCCATCACGGCTCCATCAAACTCATCTAGCCAGTCCGGGACTATCACTGTTTCTGGTACGGCAACGGATGCTGTAGGCGTCTCACGTGTAGCAATTCTTGTTAATGGCGCGGAGGTAGGAGACGCGACACTAGGCTCTGGCACCTTCAGCTACTCCCTGGACACAACGCTTTACACCAATGGTTCCACTTCGCTGGTAGCCAAGGCTTACGACGCGGCGGGAAACGTAGGAACAAGCTCTACGGTCACTGTCACGCTGAGCAACACCGCGCCTACAGTACCGACCTACATTGGTGTAGGCGCGTGGTGGGAGAACAGCGACACCAGTTCAACCTCAGTGACGCTGAACCTTCCTCCGTACAACACTGACGACACTGCCGTAGCCGTTATTGGATTCTTCGCCTCAGGGGCTGTAACACCTCCTGCTGGCTGGACTGAAATTGGTTCTCAACAGCAAGAGAACTTGATTTTCTACCGCACCTTCCGTCGTACATTCACTACGTCAAATGCTTCAGCTTCCACCGTCACCTTTACGGTACCTGCTTCCGCTGGTACCGGTACGGGATTCTCTAAGGGCTTTGTCTTCCGAGGAGTCAACACTGCTGGTGTCACCGTTGCGTACTTTGACAACAACACAAGCTCTTCGCTGTATGCAACCCCACCTATCAATGGTGCCGGTATGTACGCTAACGTTGCGCTGGCTTTCAGCACGGTAACGTCAGTAGGAACATTTGGACTAGTCTCTGGTACGGCTACCTACACGGGTACTCAACGCTCTTTTGAGCCTGCTCTGGGTGGAAACTACCGAGCTATCACAAGCACCATCGTTGCCACGGCTGCATCCAACGCAGTCTTCCAGGGTAACTTTGGTGGCTCTACGACATCAAATACGTTCTTGTTCTACCTGCCAGGCTCAGGAGTAACACCTCCTGTTGAGACACCTTCTCCTCTTTACCAAGGAACCGTTGGTCCACTGGACCGGCTGTACTATCAGAACCACAGGTTGGACCGCCTGTACGTAGGCACCAAGCTAGTCTTCTCTAGAGACGGTGCAGGATTTGGCGGCTCTCTTCGTCAGTCTCAGATGCCTACGATGGAGACAGCTTGGACGATGGCTACGGCTCCTACGGCCTCTAAGAGCACCACCGCAACACTGGGCACGACTCTTGTCCCCATCACAGACTCGAATATCGTTCTGACGGGCTCAGGCAAGGGAACGTCCTTGGAGCTTGTCTCCAGTGGTTACTACCGCCCTCCATTCGTCGCTGACACAGGAACACCTTCTAGCTCTAACCCGCGCCAGCTTTCCCCATGGGGGCCAAGGTTCCGTACCAATGCCACGGAGATTGAGATTGCGCTGCGTGGACGAGCCGATATGGTCGCCACCGGTAACACATCTCTGCATGTACCTGTTCGTGTAAAGGTAGATGGCAAGTGGACCCAGAACTATGGCTACATCAAGAATGATGGAACGCTGGGCATGGAGAATGACCCGTTCATCCTTGGCCAGGGAACCGCAGGTTTCTTGAAACTAGTCTTCCCTACTGCTGTGTACCGCACCATCGAAATCACGGTGCTGTGTGAGCTTGCAGGCATCCGTGTAAACTCGGGCGCTTCTTTCCAGGCTCCTCCTGCAATCGGGCACACCATTGCATTCATCGGTGAGTCTGGTTCTTCCGGTCTTAACCACATGACTGGTGAGTGGGGACATACGTCCCCTCAGGGAGACGAGGCGTACGCTACGTACTCTGGTGTACACAGCTACATCAACTACATCGCCCACTCTCTCGGGTACGACAACTGGTTTAACGCCGGTTCTTCTGGTTCTGGATACGCTCGTAACGGTGACACAGTTCCCTATGCGAACTCCACACGTCTGGCAGATGTCATTGCTAGAAACCCTGAGACGGTAATCATCGGCTCTGCCGGTAACGACCTGAACAACAATGTCGCGGCTTCCACTGTTGGGTCTGCAAGTGACACAGTTTTGAGCACACTACGCGCCGCTCTTCCTAACGCATTGCTCATCACGAGCAGTATCGGACCTAGCACACAGTGGACTCAGGGTCCAGCCGTTGACGCTGCTTTGAAGACAAGCTCTCAGACATACGGGGCATGGTTTGTTCGTCCGTACTACAGCGCCACAGTCGCGAACGGTCAAATCTACAACCCATCAGGCACACTTGTTTCGACCCTAACTCCATTCGACATGAGTCCCTACGTTTCCAGTGACGGGCTCCACCTGTCACAGGAGGGCTCCATGCTTCACGGCAAGGCTTTTGCTCCATTCATGAAGGCTTGTCACCCTGCCTAAACCCTCTTACGAACCCTCGCTGCGTGTAAGTTCAAGCGATAGTAGAACTTGAGGGCAACGTATTCGTCTCTCGTTCTCTGAGGAGGGACATGAAGAATCTCAAAAGGCTACGAGTCAGGCACTACGCCTGGTCAGTAGTGCTGGGTATCGCAGGTATCTGGTGGCCGCTATTCATCATCGCGTCTCCACCAGAGTCTTTTGTGCAGGGTCGTGTTGACACACTCATTCTGAATATCTGCATGTCGGTTGCTGTGGTGGGCTCCGCCACAAAAATCTTGGGTTACTTGGCCTCACAATTCCCAGGCAGAGTAGGGGTATTGGGTGTTTCTGTCGAACTCGTGGGACTCATTCTGGCGGCGGTTGGACCGTTTGCTTATATTGCGTCCAGTCTTGCTTTGATTGCAGACGGCGAGGCTAGATTCAACTCAGCTGTTATCTTTGCTATCGCAATTCTAGCCATGTACTTGTACCGCGCCATCATTATTGTTCCTCGATTCTTCTTCGAAGCACACGACACGGCTAAGGATGAGACAGCAGAGGAAGAAATCTAATGGACCTACTTAGCCTTCTCCTGGGTAGTGGAGTCGGTGTAGCTATTGTTACGGCGGCTTCCGTTGTAACACAGGTCATTCTCAACAAGAAGCTACGCACGCCTGCTGACCGTACCGCTGAGGTCACTGCCGTCCTGACATTCTTCAAGGAAGGTATTGCTGACAGCCGCGCTGACCGCTCTGCCTTGGAAGAAACTACCAAGGACTTGCGCGAATACATTTCTCAGCTAGAGAAGAATTCTCGTGAAGGCTTCGCTCTGCGCGTCAAGCTGGAAGAGCGTATCGCGGACCTTGAACGTCGTATCAAGGACAAGGAAGACCGCATCGCTTACCTGGAGCAGGAGCTTCTGAGGTACACGACTCTGGCTACAGGCGCTTCTCTAGACGACACCGATAACCCGTATTCTCGACGCACTGTATAGGATATTCGAACAAAGATTTCGTACACAGGTGCTACACTAGAGCTTGTGGCGAAAGACTTTGATGTATCCCCGTTCCGCGACCTTCTTGTAGAAGCACGGAAGGCGTTCCTAGCTGATTCTGCCTACGCGATTGCTGTAGCGCGACCCGCTGGGGCGCTAGCCGCGCGCAGGAAGGACAAGGAGTCTCCTGACATGTTGACGACCTCAGCCGTATAAGAGTCAGTGCAGTCCTACGACGTTAGAAATTTCAGCGACCAGAAGCGAGAAGAACTGGCCGCTCGCCTACGTGTATCCACAGACTTTGCTCTTCCTAAGCTAGATGTCTGGAACTACTCCCCTTGCCGTCAGCATGCCATCGGCTGGGTAGAGAAGTTCTGGGATGAGGAGAAGCAAGAGGAACGTCACCGCACGGTCTATGACCGACCTCTACCAGGATGTAGAAAATGCGGCATTCTCTTCCGTCAGCACCAGCGTGTCGGAATCATGTGGATGTACATGAAGAAGCGAGGACTCCTCGCAGATACAATGGGTACGGGTAAGACCATTCATGCCGGTGGATTGCTGTCGATGCTTCACCAGACTGGAGAACTAGGGTCTGTCGGTCGAGCCCTCATCATCCCTCGCGCTCCTGCTATCGGGCAATGGAACACAGAGCTTCTTCGCATGATGCCCAACTTGAATCTTGCTGTGGCTCAAGCTGACCGTAAGAAGAGGATGGAGCTATACGCTCAGCCGTGGGATGTCATGCTGATTTCGCCGCAGACGTTCAACAACGACCATGAAGTGCTTCGGCACAACTTTGACTTCTCCTTGTTGCTCACAGACGACGTTGATGCCATGCGTAACCGGAGTACGGACACCGCCGTCAACATCAAGAGGCTTGCCAGGGAAGCTGACCGCTTCTTCGTTATGACAGGAACCCCACTACAGAAGCGCCTAGCCGAGCTATGGAGCACTCTGGAAGAGGTCGGAGGCCGTCAGGCTTTCGGACCCGAAGACGCATTCCTGAAGCGCCATGTAACGACGACCACTATCTCCGAATACGACGAGAGAACCGGACTGAAGACGGGCTCTAGGACTGTTCCGGCATACATGAATATGCGGGAAGTCAAAGAGAAGATGGCTCCGATGGTACTCCGTCGCAAGGTAGATGACCTTGTAGATGTGAACCTGCCCGAGGTCAACGTTTCTGATGTCTTCCTGGACCTCTATCCCGCACAGCGAAACAAGTACAACGAGCTACGTCGTGGCGTTCTAGAAATCATGAAGGAGCAGGGTAGTGAACTGAAGCACATCACCGCTCTGACAAAGATTCACTACGGTGCCCAAATCTGTGGCGGTCTTGCAACTCTGGGTGAAGCTGACGGTCCTAACACTTCCGTCAAGATGGACTGGATTCTAGACACACTGACGGGGGACTTGGAAGACGAGAAGGTTGTTCTCTTCGCCAACTATAAGAACTCTGTGCGAACCCTTCAGGACCGCTTCCGCAAGGCTGGGATTGGCTTTGAAACCGTATGGGGAGAGAACCCTAACAAGGACGCTCGCATGCGTTCACAGGAAAGATTCTGGGACGACCCAAACTGTAAAGTTCTGATTGGTACACAGGCTATTGAGCAGTCTCTAAACCTTCAGGTCGCTCGACACCTCATCAACATGGACATGATTATGAACCCGTCCAGAATGGCGCAGCTAGCAGGTAGAATTAGGCGTGATGGTAGTGCACATAAGCATGTGTTCGTGCACAACCTTCTGACAATCAATACTCAGGAACAGCGGTATCTCCCATTGCTAGAACGTGAACAGGCTCTTTCGGACCACATCTGGGACGAGAACAACGAACTGTTTGCACAATTGGACCCGATGTCCCTCATGAAGCTCATTACGGGATAAGTGTGAAGAAGACAGAGAAGCTGACACCTGAGCAGTACGCATTGGTGAAGAACAACTATGCGCTCGCTCAGTACCTATTTCACCGACAGTGGAGTAGGTTGAAGCGCAAGGCTGACTTCGGCGTTGACCAAGATGATTTGCTATCGCAGGCATATCACGGCCTCATTCGAGCGGCACTGCGGTACCGGGAGTACGGGGAAGAGAATGGGTACTCTGAGGAATCCATTGCTTCAGGTCAGTTCTTCTCTGTCTTCGCTAGAAAGAGCATCAACGGTCAAATGCTCAGCAGCTTGAGAAAGCTGGACCACGTTCATGAGCTAGTCCGCAAGGACTACAAGATTCTTCAGAGTCATGGCTATGGCTCTTCGGAAAAGTCAGAACAAGAACTTGCAGACGTAGCCAATCTCCCCGTCGCGCGGGTACAGAAGGTCATCAAGCTAGTCAACTCTCGACCGGTTTACCTGGAAGACTCCGTGGTAGGTCACAACTACAATGCAGATAACGTCTCCACTATCGGGGACATGATTCAGACATCGGGAAGCGTTGAGTCATCCGCTCTCGAAGCATCATTGAGAGAAGCCCTTGTCGGGGCTGTAGACCTACTCTCAGAGAAACAACAGGTCATCATCGCGTTGAAGTACTACATCGGCCTGGAGCTACCAGAGATTGCCGAAGAAGTCAACGACACCCTGACGAGCGTGCGCCGACTTCATACTGAGGCACTTCTTGACATCCACGGAGCTTTGGTATATCGCGTGCTTGGGGCGTAGAAGTAGAGCATGGAAAAGATGCAACAAGGCGTCGAGCTATTTCGCACGACCTACAACCTACCCGTGTCCAACACCCCACGTGCTCTCACACCCGAAGAGGCCGCACTGCACATTCGACTCATTCGTGATGAGTTCGAAAAGGAGCTAGTTCCGGCTCTGGAGTCCGGTGACGTAGTTGAAATCTACGATGCTGTTCTAGACGTGAACTATTTCCTCCTGGGGCTTCTGTCCAATGCAGGTATGGATGCCGAGCCAGGATTTGATGCTGTACAGGCATCCAACATGTCTAAGCTGGGTGAGGATGGTCTTCCCATCTACGCAGTTGAAGGCGACGACTCTGGTGAGCCAGCAGGCAAGGTACTGAAGGGGCCGAACTACTTCAAGCCTGACCTGGCTACCGTTCTTCGTGCTCAGGGATGGAACGGCTGATGGGCCGTCCAGCACCTTTCCAGCGTCCTTCTGTATCCTTGGGTACCTCTGAGAAGAGAGACTGGAGAGAAATCTCCGTCTACTCTCTTCTGGCAGGCGACACAGTTGCAGGAAGAGGACTTGTAACGCTGGTTACTGACCATCCCGAGGGCATCTTTGTGAGCTTCAAGAGCGGGAATGGCGTCCACTATTCCGAGGGTGACACCGTTTATGCCTTCGTTAGGCTTTGAGTCCGACTACCTAAACATCAAAGTAAGTGCATCGACAGAGAACGAGCAAATCGCCCTTCTGCTGGAGTACATCAATTCCTATCCAGAAGGCAGTGCCTACAGGCTGGAAATGGAAGCTCGCTTATGGGAACTCGTAGCGAGATACGCGCACCAATTGTCCGAGCAGGTTCGGGCTACAGGGAGATTGACGCTCTATGACAACGACTAAAGAGCACGGACGGTTTGTCCTGGGCGGGATTATCCCCGCGCGCCTGGACCTCCTAGAGGAGGCCCTGAAGGAGCTTACGACTGACCATTTCGTTGACTCCATTCAGGGAAAGCTCTTTCAGTTCCTAGACTTCTACTTCCAGAAGACGGGGGGCGTCCTTACTTCGGGGGCGCTCTCCGACCTCCTCAATCGCAGTACTGCTGACCCCGGTAGACGAGCACTCTACGAGGAGACGTACGAGGATTTCAAACTTCTTCACGTAGATGATTCCGACTTCATCTGGTCTGTCCACGAGCTAAAAGAAGATTTCGCGGAAGCTCAAGTCAAGACCGTTCTGACGGACACGATGGAGATTCTTCAGAAGGGCCTGGAGCAGCCCGGAGGGGTACTTCTTCAAGGTCAGGCTGATGCTCGTGAGTTCCTAGATGAGCGGCTGGCAGAGATTGGCTCTGTCGTAGAGCACCAAGACAGTCCACATGGAAACATGCGTGATGAGCGCTCCATCATCCTCAACGAGTACGCTTACACCAAGCAAGCCTTTGAGCAGGGTATCCGCTCAGGCATCCAGTTCGGCATCCCCGAGCTAGACGCAAAGGTCGGAGGCATCCAGCCAGGAGACTTGGCGCTCTCTGCCGCGTACACGAACGACGGTAAGACCACCCTGTGTGTTCAGCTTGCCTGGAGCGCTGCCGTAGAGCAGGGAAAGAACGTTCTGTTTCTTTCTACGGAGACGGTCAACACTGTTGTGCGTCGTCGCCTCACAGCACGTCACTCCCGTCACCCTAAGTTCGCGGAGTTTGGCCTTCCTGAGGGACTGAACTCCAAGGACTTGAAAGCCGGTACGCTCAACCCTCACGAGGAAGAATTCCTCACCACTGTAGTTGATGACTTCTCCGACAGAGGTCAAGCCTACGGAGAGTTGTACATCTATCAGGTTCCTCGGAATTCGAGAATTGAAGACATTGAGCGCATCATGTATGACGTTCAGAAGAAGTTCCACATCGACCTTGTAGTGTGTGACTACCTTCAGCTTCTCCAGGGAACCCGAGCACGCAATACCGACCGTGAGTCCCTTGCAGGAGTCATCAAGGGGGCTAAGCAGACAGCCGTAACCTTCAACAAGGGAAACGGTGTTGCGTTTGTCAGTCCCTGGCAGGTAAGCCGAGCGGCATGGGAATCCGCAAGTTCCCTGGGACGTTATTCTTCTAACGGATTGGCCGAAACCGCAGAGGCCACGAACACACCCGACCTCATTGTCTCCATTCTCGCTCCCGAAGGAAACACTGACCGCACAGCCTCACTGGCGGCACAGGTTTTGAAGCACAGGGACGGGGAGACAGCAGATGGTATTCAACTGACAGTGGACTACGCCACGTGCTATTTCACCGGCAGAGGTACACTGGATACGTTCTCTTCCGCCGTTAGTGGAGGCTTTGGCCTCGGCGGTGGACTAGATTCTCTACTCAACTAAGGGGTGCCCACCTATGGAAGACTCAGCACGAGATATTGTCCAGCTACTTGTCTGGGCAATCATCGGCCTATTCATCACCTGGGGCATTTTCCTGGCCTTTGTTGGTTTTCGGCGGGAACCGGCGTATAGCAGAAGAAGGATTGCACGTCTAGCGTCCTACGCCTCACTTTTCCTGGGTATCTTCTGGATTATGCTCTGGGTAAGCGCAGTCGTTTATAACGTTTTGGAAATCATAGGAGTACCCGTATGGCTGAGCTAAGCTACCTAGATGACGTTGAAGTCAAGCTGATTGACTCTATGGCATCTGACCTATCCGTTACCCGAAGCGCTCAGGTTTCTGTGAAGGGCGAGAATAAGCCCGAGACGGACACACCACGTCTCATCAACTATCTCCTGTCGGCTCGCCACGGTTCTCCTTTCGAACATGCGACGATGACGTGGTTCGTGAAGGCTCCCATCTTCGTCTTCCGAGAGTTCCAGCGTCACCGCATCGCTTCGTACAACGAAATGAGCGGTCGGTACACTCAGCTATTGCCAGAGTTCTACGTTCCTAACGCGGAGCGTCCTTTGGTTAACGTGGGCTCTTCTGCCCGCCCCGAGTTCGCACCAGGAACAGAGTCCCAGTACGACCTCATGGTGGAGTCCTTCCTGGAAACCTATGAGCTTGCCTGGGAGAAGTACGAAATCATGTTGGAAGCGGGCATTGCTAACGAGGTAGCGCGCGCTGTGCTGCCCGTAGGTATCTTCTCGCAGATGTACGTGACTATGAACGCACGTGCTCTTATGAACTTCCTGTCATTGCGCATTGACCACGAGGAGTCCGCAGTGCGCTCACGACCACAGCATGAGATTCAGCTTGTGGCTCAGAAGATGGAAGAGGACTTCAAAACCCTTATGCCGCACACCTGGGAGTCCTGGCACTCCAACGGACGTGTGGCTCCCTAATAGTCCCTGGAGGACAACATGACTGACGCAACATATACACACCTGGCCGTAGTAGCTGACCGTTCTGGCTCCATGGCTAACATCGCCAAGGACATGAATGGTGGTTTGGAAACGTTCTTGACGGAGCAGGATGCTCTTGCGGGAAAGCTGAAGGTGGACATTGTTACCTTCGACACGACCGTAGAAACTCCTGTCATTGACGGCACTGTTTCTGATGTGACTTTCCCTGTCATCGTTCCACGCGGCGGTACTGCCCTCAATGACGCACTGGGAGAAACCATCGTCAAGCTGGGTGAGCGCTTCGCGGCACTGGATGAGGATTCTCGCCCTGGCAAGGTTCTTGTTCTGGTCATCACTGACGGCTACGAGAATTCTTCTCGTGAGTTCAGCGCCGAGCAGGTAAAGGAACTGGTTACTAAGCAGCAGGATGAGTGGGACTGGGAGTTCGTCTTCCTGGGTGCCAACATCGACGCTTTCGCTGTGGGTGGCGGTTACGGCATCAACGCAGGCGGAACGCTGAACTACACGGCGTCCGCTGCCGGTGTTGCATCTGCTTTGCGCTCCGCTGGCGAGTACGTCACGACCTCACGTCTTACTGGTGCGGGAGCTTTCGAGACTTCTTCTCGCTAAGTAGTTGACATCTGTCTCCTGAGGGCGTACAAATAGAAGTACCAACCCTCAGGAGTACAGAATGCCTACTTGTGGAAAGTGCAAGACCGAAGGACAGACAATTGAGCACATCCGAGGATGCTACGCAGCGGCAAGCGGAGGCACGCTTGTCCAGGAAGCCGTCTCCGGGTTTGCACGTGATTACGTGGAGTCCCTTGACTTCCGCCCAATGGCTCTCGGAGCATCTGAGTTCGTCCCGGACTCGCACTACGCCCTCGAAACGCCCGCTGGACTTCACTTCTACCGTGTAAAGACCGGTAAGGGTAAGTGGGCAAACTTCCAGTTCGTGGACCGTCTCATTGGTCACCCCGGAGACTTCCTGCACACGCCTGTTCGTGGGGCTAACCGTAAGGCTGTCCTGAACCTCATCGCTCAGGATGCCAAGGGTGCAGCCGTTCGCTTCTCCCGCGAGTACACCGTGTGCGCTGTCTGCGGCTCCCCTCTCACTGACCCGGTGTCGATGGAAACCGGCCTGGGTCCGGTCTGTGCAAAGAGGTTCTGATGAACTGCCCTGTATGCGGACGCTTCATGAAGCTCGGAGGCTACTATGCTAGTGATTCCTATGATTCTTGGGAAGACTCCTGGAAGTGTGTTGTATCTCATGTGAAGGTAAAAGATGAGCAATCCTGACAACAGAGGAGATTACTGGGTTCACGAGAGGGACTATGGCTCCTTCGAACCCGGTACATTCTTGATGGGATGCTTTTTGCTCCTTCGGGGCGTTGTTCGTCTCATCCTCTACGTCTTTAGGAAGAAATGAAGTTCTGGGTACACGACACGCTTGGTACTATCTTCTTCTTTGGCGTATGGATTCCTGTGACGTGGCTGGTTTGTCACACTGTGGGGCACCGATACCGGATGATATTGCAAGACTCCACAGTAGAGTTTGATTGCAGTCGCTGTGACAAGAGCTTCAAGTTCTCTGTCCTAGACTTCAAGGAAATGAGTAAAGCATGGCAGAGCGAACGCGCTGGTACGCCTCAAGCCTAACCATCAAGGACGAGCCACTAGTCAAGAGCCTGTGGGAGTATAGACAGGAAAATGACCGTGTGCTGACTAAGGGTGACGAGGCTAATCTGATTTCGTCACTGACGGATGAGGGCACTCACATGCCCATCATCGACCTAGACTTTCCGCACCACTTCGAGCAGTCCACGACATCGGGCCACTCTCACCTGTACATCGACGTGGAAATGAGTCGGCTTCGACTCTTCGTACTCCTGTGGGCTCTGTACTTCGCTGGTGTCATTGAGCTAGGTCACTTCGTGTGGACCCTACGCCGAGGCGCTAGCTTCGTTCGTATTCCAGGCGTACAGAAGACAAAAGAAGAAAATACCAAGCCAACCTACGGGTGGTTCAGGAAGCTAAAATGACACGCTCTCCAGGACAGATTGCCAATGAGGAAATCAGCATTGCCGCTGTCTGTCGCCTCTTGGGTATGTCTATGCCAGACCTGGATTACATGGACAGTCCAAAGATGTACTGCCCCTTTGGAGAGTTCACTCACAGTGACGGTGGCGCTAGTAAAGCCTTCCGTGCATACTCTGCATCCAACACAGCACACTGCTTCGCGTGCTCCAAGACATGGAACCCTGTGACGCTTTACATGGACCACGCGGACGTGGGATACCAGGACGCGGCTCTAGCTCTCTTGGAGCACTTCGGCATCACAACGGAGAACGTAGAAGACCGCTGGAAGGCTCTTACAGCCTCACCTACTTTTGTTCTCAACACCGCAGAGCTTGCCGAAGCGCTAAAGATGTACTGCGCGCGCATCGAACCTCGTTGGGAAGAGCGGCAGTTTGAACCTGAAGTGTCTGCCAAGTTCTCAGCCTGCTTGAATCTTCTTCAGAGCATCGCTACTGTGGCAGATGTAGAGAAGTGGCGCACGGCTACGAAACAAGTTATGGAGAGGGTGCTCAATGCCTAACGGCCTGAATCTGGAAGCTGTTCCCGAGGTCTGGGGTTGGTGCACTTTGCCGCAGGCGGCTGAGCGCATGAAAGTCTCTCGTCAGTATGTTCACCGTCTTGCTGTCCAGGGTAAGTTCAAGAGTTTGTCCCGTATCGGTACCACGTTCGTGGTCAACGTGTGGGAAGTTGGCGACATGGCTGGACAGGATGACCAACCAGGCGTATAGTGTTGTAGCACACCAGCCTGAAAGGAAAAGAACATGACTGATGTCAAGGTCGGTATGGCCGCACAGTACGTTTCAACCGAGGGTCGCCCGCAGCCTGCTCAGGTGCTTGCTACCCGTGACACCATCGCAGAAGATGACACGTCACCTCTCCCCCGTCCCGGTGAGGGTCACATCCACATCATTGTCTTTGGTATCACAGGCGTCTACGGTCGTCTGGATATTCCTTTGAAGGCGACAGCCGAGACGATTCCCGACTACACGATTGAGGGCAAGCTGGTGGGCTACGTGGAGGTGTTCAACTGATGCTGATTACCACCAACATCCTTCTGGCGAGCCCGCACCCTGACCAGGATGGACTGACGAACTGGCTCAATACGCAGCTTGGTCAGTATCCCATCACCATGAAGCGGGTCGGAGAATCTTCTTACGACTTGGAAGCCGACCACCACTATGTCGGAAACGATGGGCAGACCATCTTCGACCTTCACGCCGCAGCCATCCTGTGGCTGATTCTTCAAGAGTTGGCACCTCGTGGTATCGACATGCGGTGGTCCAATTCCTACGTGGACCAGGGGCAGTTTCAGCAGAACACGGTGAGCTTGGAGTTCCTGGCCAGTTCGTACCGTGCACAGATGTGGATTGCCAGCGTAGTGCGTCCCAACTTGCAGGCGAGATTTACAGGACGTGTGTTCTAGAGCTTGACAACCCGTGAGGGCCTTACCTAAACTTGAAGTCACCACCAACAAAGGAGACATCATGACAGGTAAGGCCCTCATTCTTTTCGACCTGGACGGCGTTCTGGCCGACGACTCTTGGCGCGTTAAGTACGCCCTGGAGGGTAACTGGGCAGGGTATTTCTGGCGCTTGAGTGATGATTCAGTGATTGCTGATGGTCGTATCGCGGTTGCCATTTTCAATGATGACCAGCACGAGATTCAGTACCTCACCGGACGCCGCGTTGACCTTTACGAGGCTTCCAAGAAGTGGCTGAGCAAGAACGGATTCCCGAATCCTGAGCGCATCACAATGCGTGGCTTTGCTGACCGGGACATCCTGGCCAAGTACAAGGCGGGTGTCATCAAGAACGCTCTGGAGGGTGGAGAGTTCGAGTCGGTGCACCTGTTTGAGGACGACCCGGCTGTGGTGGAACACATCAACAGCATCTGGCCTGGAACTGCCACGCTTGTGCCCTGGGCCAACAAGAACGCTGGTATGGTTAAGTCCGCTAAGGCCTGAAACCAACAACACCACCGTCGCCACCAACACTGGAGTCACATTGAGCACTACCGTTGCTGTTCCTGTATCGAACGCTGAAGTCTTCGCCACGTACTACCCTCATGTCAAGTTCCTGGTGCAGCGGGCACACATTCGTTCTGAGAACGTAGAGGACTATGCCATGACCCTCATGGCAAAGTTCATCGAAAAGGGTGTGCTGACTGACTACGACCCCAACCACGAGTCGGGTGCTAACTTCAAGACCTTCCTCTCCAACTTCGTGAACGCTTACCTGCGTCACTTCTCTGAGCGGGACGCTATCAATGCCTACCGCTCCCGTATGTCCACTGACATGCGTGTCGGAGAGCACCAGGACGTGCCGCTCATGGACTACCTGGGCAAGGTCATTGAGGACTCGACCGAGGAGGTAGAGGTCAGTGAGCTTGTCACAAAGGTGCGCAAAGCTCTGGAGGCTGAGGGCAACAAGAAGATGTGCCTCTTCTACGAAATGGTGCTTCTCCAGATGGAAGAGCACGGTCAGGTGGATGTGGAAGAGTTGACCGTTCTGTTCGGGGTCACCCGGTCTTCCATCTACAACTGGAGGAAGAAGCTCCGGGAGGTTTTCGAGCAGTGCATGTGACGCCCTACTTCGGGCATGAGAGAAACGTGCGGGCGCTCACTAAGAGTCTGCCCGCCGTTTCTCTCTTTATTGGCCCGTCTTCAGTCGGCAAGTGGGAGCTTGCTGAGTACTTGCGCGCGCACTGGAAGTTCAAGGGAGGCGACGTACTGAGGATTAAGCGGCTGACTCAGGAGAACGCACGCTTCGTCACCAAGTTCGCGTCAGAACGCCCTCAGGGCTTCGCAAGGCTCGTTATCGTACGGCTGGACCAGAAGGCCACGAAAGGCGCTCAGAACACCCTTCTGAAGACGCTGGAGGACTCTTCTACGGCTCGCTTCATCCTCATCACGGAGGAAGAGCCTTTGGCGACTATTCGGTCCCGTGCTGAGGTGTTTACGTTCGGACTTCTCTCAGAACAAGAAGTTGCGCAAGTACTGACGAACAGGAAGAACTTTTCTGACGAGCGCGCAGCAGACCTTGCCAAAGTGTCGGGAGGTCAAATCAGACCCGCACTGGCCTACGGTCAAGCTCAGGAGAGTAAGGTAGTTGTACTGAAGGCGCTTGACGCTCTCCACAGGAAGGACTTGTCCGACCTGGAGTCCTTGGCCTCTCGCTGGCAGCAGGACCACACGGACCTTCTTATCCGTTGGTGCTACGAAGCGTTGACCAAGAAGTGGACCTACTTCATTCCCGAAGAGTCCAACATCACGGGCACGAAGATTCCGCTGAGAATCCTCATGGCTGTGAGAGAAGAACTGCGGCCCCGCCTGGTGGTGAGGGCAGCACTCGCGACCGTTTTGCAGGAGTAGACATGGAAACGTATAGAGAAGACATGGACGATTCTGACATCATTCCTGACCACGAGTATGAGATTGTGGCGCTGTTCCCTTCACAGTACGCGGGGTACTGCAACACCTTCGACATGCATAGGTTCCGCAAGGGTGACCGGGTAGCTAAGATTCGTCGTGCCGACAATCCTATGGTGACTATCCCTGGAGTTGCGTGCTCGCTATGCGCCATGGACCTTCCCAGGGCTAGGAGTTGACATGGGCGGCTGGGCATTGTTGGTAGGCGCAGCAGCGGCGGTCGTTGTCATCGCTGTGGTTATGGTTATCGTCATCAAGAAAGTAGGCTGGTGAGTACCTTCAGTGGGTGGTGGCTCTCTTTCAAGAAAAACCAGACGCCCCGTCAGATTACCTGGGTGTGCGGCTCTGAGCCTGTGTTGGTAGACGAGGTTGTAGACCTCATCAAAAGCACTCTTTCCCCAGACCCCATCAACATGGTCTACTTGGATGCTTCTGAAATGTCAGAACGCCTCATCTGGAACGAGCTTCGCCAGCTTCCTTTCGGCACGAACGCAACCAGAGTGACGCTGGTGGCCAACGCAGAGAAGATTTCTGGTGACGAGGACTTCATCCAGTACATCAAGGACCGAGGCGTACTACCTCGCAACTACGTCATCTTTGTGTCTCATGAGGAGGCTCTTCGAAAGAAGGATGACACCACCCGTGACCTTTGGGCACCTCTGGAGTATCTGAAGACGCGTGGGGCTCTTATCGAGTGCAGGCCTTTCACCGCAGCCACCGCCAAGCACGCTGTCTCCTGGGTCAAAGAGAAGGCAGACATCCGAGGCCGTGTAGCTGAGTACGTCTTGAACCAAGCCACGGGGGACCTTCGACTTGTGAGAGATACACTAGGCAAGCTCTCTGTCTTTCCAGGTGAAGTTACTCTCCGAGTTGTAAACGAAATGTTCGAGGCTAAACCTGATGATACTTTCCTGGGTGCACTTTTTGCTCTGGACCGCAAGACCGCTATGGACGCTCTCAAGGAGCTTCCTCGCGAGGAGTACAGTAAAACTCTGGGCCTGGTTGATGCACGCCTAGAACTGGCTGGCCTGGTGCATGACTTGCTCATCCAGCACAAGACTTCCGGCGAGATTGCACGAGCAGCGGGCAACAAGGGGTTTCTTGTTCCTGACATGCTCCCCGTGGCTAAGCACTACGACAAGAAGCGGAGGCTGAGAATCCGTCAGTACCTGGCGACAGTGGACGGGTACACGACGTACGGAGTTCCAGACGGGGCTCTTGAAGCTTTGGTAGTTCTGTGGTAGAGGCGTATAGGAGAGTCTAATGGAATGGTCATTTTTCTGGACAGTGCTGGCTCAGGTCGGTATCGCTGTCGTAGCTTTCTCGATTCTCTCGCTCTTCCTGAGGTATGCCCTCAGCAACCTGACGTACGGTGTGGCGCGAGCACTCCCACGTCGTCAGGAATACCAGCAAGTCTTCTACGGAGGTTCGGCAAATGACGACGAATAAGAACTACGGCCTACTAGACACCGTTGACGGGCTGAAGACTTACATCAAGAAAGTCATTGACGGTGGCAAGGACTTCGCCTTCGACATCGAGGCCGGTTACACCGGACCTGATGCCAAGGACATTTCCGTCATGCCGTTCCACCCGAACTGGCTCATGGTTGGAATCTCTTTCACCGATGACACCTCCTGGGCACGCTACGTCCCTGTCGCTCACGACAAGGGTCAGAACGTCAATCCCGTAGCAGCAGCCCGTCTCGTGTGGACTCTCCTTCAGACGGGCCGTGGTGTACCTCACAACGCCATGTACGAACTTCAGGGCTTGTCCCGATGGTTCCGAGAAGTGCTATGGGATGACACCTTCTTCGCATCCGCTGTCCGGGCGACCAATGGTCTGTACCCCATCCTTTCCGACACCATGATTGAAGCCAACATGGTCCAGCGCTACCAGCCTCTCGCTTCCGGTGCAGGCGTCGGTGTGGGTTTGAAGGGTCTAACGAAGCACATCTTCGGACATCAGATGACCGAGTTCATGAGCCTCTTCCCCGAGGAAGATTCTGAGTTGGGACCAGGAACTCCAAAGACAAAGCGCTCCATGGTGCGATTCAACACTCGCTTGCTATCTCCCGAGGTGGTTGAGTACGCCTGCGAGGACTCCGCATGGACGCTAGCTCTGCACGAGCACCACTACGCAGAAGTCAAGGACCGTCTGATGTTCAAGACGGAGATTCTTCTTCTGCCGGTGCTGTGCGAAATGGAGCAGGAGGGCTTGGCTCTCGACTGGGCCGAGTACGACCGACGCTCCACTGAGATTACGGGCTTCAAGGCCGCGCTCAACGAGGAGATTCAGGCTGAACTCTCCGAGCGCTTGGGTGAACTGGTATCGGTCAACTTCAACTCCCCGAAGCAGGTACAGGAACTCCTGTACGAGAAGCTTGAACTGCCTATCCAGTACAACCGTAAGACGCAGAAGCCGACTACGGATGAGAAGGCCATGCAGGTTCTTGCCCGCAAGGACCCAGGCCTGAACAAGATTCTGGAATGGCGAGGAGTCTCTAAGCTCCTGTCCAGCTACATCGACAAGTACCGGAACGAACTGAGCTACGACCCTACAGGTAGAGCCCGTCCTAACCACAACCAGCTAGGTGCGGGTACGGGACGATTCTCTGTTGATGGCGTCTCCTACCAGCAGTGGCCAAAGCCTTACCACTTCGAGTTGAAGGACGGTACTGCCCTAGACCTGAACTACAGGAACTTCCTCATCGCTCCTGACGGGTTCCGCATCATTGGATTCGACTTCAGCCAGGTTGAGCTTCGAGTGCTTGCCGGTATGGCTAACGAGACAGCACTGTTGCAGGCCTTCGCTGACGGCACGGACATTCACAAGGCTACGGCTTCGACCATGCTGGGCATCCCTCTGGATGAACTGACAGAGAAGGACCGTGCCAAGGGTAAGACGCTGAACTTCGCTATCGTCTATGGTTCTGGTGCGCAAGCTATCGGTGAGGGCCTAGGTATCTCTACCGAAGAGGCAGAAGTACTTCTTGCTCAGTACTTCGACACGTTCTCAGGACTGAAGTCTTGGATGGACGCCCGAGTCATTGAGGGACAGACCACCTGGGAAGTCTCTACCATGTTCGGACGCCGCTTCCACATCTGGGAGTACAACGAGGTTGAACGCCTCATGGAGAAGGCTTCCAGACTCACTGGTGAAGAGCGTAAGGACCTGGAGAAGTGGGCGCGCAACATGCGCTCCAAGGGTGACCGTATGTGCGTCAACGCTCCTGTTCAGGGAGGTGCCGCTGACTACATCAAGTTGGGTATGGTGCGCGCTCAGCGGGCTATCAAGGCGGCAGGACTTCAAGACAAGATTCGCCTTGTCATGACTATCCATGACGCTCTTGAGTTCTACGTCCACGAGTCTGTATCTACTCAGGAGGTCATTGACCTCATCAACCCCATGGTTTCCTTCCCGGTGGAGGGACTTCCAGAGATTCTTGCTGAGTGGCACGAGGGACGCCGCTGGGGAGACGTGATTGAGGTCAACGTAGACAAGGACAAGAAAATTGTCGGCTACGAGTGGCGCAAGCAGGACTTCCACACGGTTGAGGAGGCTTACGCCTTCCAGGACAAGTACCCCAACTTCGACCCGAAGAAGGGTATTCCTACTGAAGAGCCAACTCCAGTAGAGGAAGTTGCTCCGCTAGTAGAGGTGAAGGAGAACGAGGCTGAGTACTACCTTGAATTCCTCACACCTCCGACAGGCGAACAGTGGTCCCGTGCTAAGGACATCATCAACCAGTGCGAGTCAGCTACAGGTCTGCGCATCACCATTTCCCTTGAGGGACAGACAAAGACTCTGCCAGGGCTGTACTCCATCACGAGCACGCCATGGGACCTGATTCAGGATGCACTTCTTACCGGTACTCTCGAACTTCGAAAGATTGAGGCGTAAAAGAGACTATGCATGTACGACTAGGGGCTTCTGAGGAAATCCAGGGCATTTGGGTGAAGCAGGATGTGGAAGTTGACGAGGCCGATTTGGCTCTTCACTTCGCAGAGCACTCAGATAAGGTCATTACCAAGATGAAGCTGACGGATAAGTACCGTCTCTTGCAACTCATTGCTGAATCCTTCATTCTGCTTTACAAGGTGCAGCACTTCCCTCACATTTACGGACCCGGCTCTGCCGTTGCCGAACAGCTTTCTCAGGTTGTGAACAAGCGCAACGCTCTCACGGAAAAGATTGTGGGTCAGAATGAGTGATGGAAGCCTAGAGAAAGTCCTACTGGAATGGGCCAGCGAGGCGCTAGAGCTACGTCACGGCGAGGCTGAAGACCCCAAGGGCAAGGTACAGCTACCGGCTTACGAGCTAGGACAGTCTGCCGCCTTGGACATGCTTCAGAGAGTTCGTGTTCGTCTGGACCGGGTAGAAGAACTACAGTCCAAGGCACGCCAGGCTAAGGGACGCATCATGAGAATGCGTGAGCAGGCAGAGTTCGATGCCACCGTGCGATATGACGAGGCCATGGACTCTGCCCGTACAACCCGTGTACAAGAATTCGTCAGTGCCGCTGAGAAGAATTCCGCAGCGTCTCTTGCTTCCTTGCAGGAGAAGCGGGAAGCTCACCGTATGAAGAACGCAGAGTCCCAAGCATCTGAAACTCTTGATGTCATCAGCCAGTGCTATTGGGGACTGGAGAAGCTACGTGAGGACGTACTTCAGATGCTTCGAATTCAGCAATTTGTGACCTCGCAAGAGGTACAAACATAAGCGCCACGCGCCTATGAAACCTAGTAGGCTTGTACTTGAGCCGCTACTAGGCTCCCACTATTAAAAACACCTGATAGGAACGAAAATGCCTCGCGTAGAATTTACCGAAGAGAACATCAAGAAGAACGATTACGACTACCCCAAGTTCAAGCTAGACAAGAAGGGCGAAATCGCCCGTGTAGCTGTCCTAGAGGCACCGGTAGCTGAGTTCGTTCACAACCTGCGAAAGCCAAAGCTGGTAGGCGGTCTTCCTCAGAAGGAAACCAAGTCTCGCCGCGACGGCACGCAGTACGAGGACTACGTATACGAGTTCGTTTCCCGCCCTATCTGCTTGGGCGACTACGGAGTCCTTTCCGAAGATGGGTCCGACCCTGAGCACTGCCCTCTGTGTGCAGAAGCTAAGCGCTCCGACCGCTTCTACGCTCCTCAGCGCCGATTCGCGCTTCACCTTCTGAAGTACGACACCAAGCCAAACAGCTTGGAAGTCAAGGACCCGTTTGGTGCTCAGACTCTTGTCTACTCCTTCACTGACAAGGTGTTCTCCAAGCTCTACGAGTTCAAGCAGCAGGGCTTCGACCTCCGCAAGCACGATGTCATCTTCAAGGCCGAGAACCCTGCGTTCCACGGCTACGACATTTCCATTTCCATGGATGGTGCATGGCTCGCCAACGACGAGCGCAAGAAGTACGTGCAGGCTCTCATGGCCAAGGAAAACCTGGCTCCTGACCTGTCTATCTTCTGTGGCTCCAAGAAGAGCGAGAAGCAGATTGAGTTCGACATCAAGGCCATCAACGAGGCGTGGGCCATCGCTACGGGTGTGCAGACAATCTCTGCCACGGACGCGGCTATGAGCAACATCGGCTCTGGTGCTTCTCTTCAGGAAGGTCTTGACGACCTCCTGAACAGTGGCTCTACTCAGGACAAGGATGCAGACGGCTGGGCCATCGCTACTCCTGAGCCTGCCACAAGCCTGGCAGACCTAGGTATCGACGCCGGTCAGCCTGAGGCCTCTTCCGGTGGAGCTTCTTCGGATGACGACATTGACGCTCTCCTGAACGGCATCTAAGCCGTGATTTTCTACCTGTCAGTGGACCTGGCCTCTAAGTTCTCAGCAGCAGTCTTGCGGGACGAGGACGGTCAGGTCCGCTGGCAGGGCGACTCTGCCGGTAGGTCACCCGTCGAGTGGGTCAACACGCTCTTTGAGGTATGCAACCGACTTCGGGGTCACACGCTTCACATTCTTGTTGAGGACGTACCTTACGGGGTTTCTTCACAAGCTATGACAAAGCCAGTGACCCGCCTACAGGGCATGCTCATGCTCGCCTTGCAAGATTTCTCGTTTTACTTCGTCAATCCCAGCACGTGGATGAAAGACTACGAGGGTGTAGCACGAGCCCCTAAGGGCCTCAGCAAAGCGGAAAGCTTGCTGTACCGAGACGCCAAAGCTCTAGAGCACGCCGCACAGTTGGGATACAACCCTCCCGACCTTGTGCAGCAGTACATCGACTCTCTCCCCGAGGGAACCAAGGTTCTGAAGAAGAACACGAACCCTCTTGAAAAGTCCATGACCGACTACGTTATGGCTTTCCTCATCAACGATTGGCTTGTCCGTCACCAGGACGAGTACACAACGCTTACGGGCGTACAGCCCGCGTACATCTAGGAGAACTCTAATGGCCGACGACTTTGACGCAAAGTTGCTCCAGGTCCAGAAGAAGTTCAAGACGGGTATCGGCGCAGTTTCTAAGATTGCGCAGCCCTCTTACTTCATCACGACTGGAAACATCGCTCTAGACCACATCATCGGTGGAGGACTACCGCTAGGCCGTCTCGTGGAGCTTGCGGGACCCCCCTCCTCCGGTAAGACCACGACCGCTCTCCAGACCGCAGCAGCCTTGCAGAAGGTCATCCTGTCCGGGGGTGGAGAAGTTGCCGGTACTGACGGAACAGTCTTCAAGATTCTCCCTACAGACAAGATTCTGTACTTGGACTACGAGGCCACCATTGACCAGGACTATTGCAAGAGCCTGGGTCTGGACATTGACGACGACTCCTTCTTGCTGGTTCAGCCTGACACTCTGGAAGACGGCGCGAACATCGCCGTAGAGCTAATCGAAACTGGCCGCATCCGCATGGTCATCTGGGACTCCGTAGCTTCCATGATGCCTTCTGCTAAGGCCTCTGCCGAGATTGGTAAGAGCCTTCCTGCCGTGCAGGCAAAGCTCATGTCCGACCTGGGTCAGAAGCTGGTTCCTCTTCTCTACAGGCACCAGACCTTGAACATCTTCGTGAACCACCTTCGTGAGGTTCTGGACATGTCTGGCCGTCGTCCCGCTCACCTGGGGCCGAAGATGAGTACTCCCGGTGGGGTGGCTCTGAAGTTCTACGAGTCCGTGCGCCTGGAGTACAAGCAGGTAGGAAACATCAAGGAGAAGAGCATTGACCCTCTCTCTGGGGAAGAAGTAGAAACTCCTGGTGCTACCAACGTGGAAGTCAAGGTCACCAAGAACAAGGTGGCACGCCCGTTCCGCAAGGCAGTTGTGCGTGTGCGCTTCGGTAGGGGCTTCGACAACTTCTGGACAGCCATGCAAATTCTTCTTGCCGCCAAGGAAGTCATGTACTCCCAGGGCTACTACTACTTCCACAAGGTGGAGGACAAGGGTCTTGCTCCTGAGTGGATGGAGCGCACGAAGACCGGACATCAGCGTGCCAATATCCGTAGTGACAAGGCTCTGAATGCAGCCGCTGACGCTCACCCTGAGTGGCGGGATGCCGTCATTGCGCACGCCGCTCAGTACGTCAAGGACAATGACCTTGCACTCCAAGCAGTCACAACTCCTGAGGAGCAGGAAATCTCTGAGGCTGAAGAAGAAGAGTTCAAGGAACTACTTCCCACAGCAGGTGCAGGCAACCGAGTTGACCTGTAAGTTGACTTTCTTGTTCTTGTGCCGTATAAGCATGTGACCTGAGGAGGTCTACAGTGGTAGCTTTTGACACCATGAAGAGCAAGCTCCTTACGCTGGAGCAGGTTCAGGCTCGACTTTCTTCGACAGAGCCTCTGGAACAGACATTCATTTCTTCCGACGACAAGATTCTCTTTGCCTTTGAGCCTTCATGGGCCATCGGTCTGGAGGACAAGGACGGTACGGTACCTGTAGACGCCGTGATTCGTGTCAACGGTGTAGAACGTCCACTGACAAAGGACGCCGCTCTACAGGCTGGCGCAGCCTTCGGCCTTCCTGGCAAGTACGCAGCCAAGCTCCCGAACAATCTTCTGGAGCAGCACTTGAACTACTGGTACTCCGGTGGCATGGGTGACAACGCCTACAACATGCTCGCCACGGGAGACAACCAGGCAGTAGCGGCATTCACACGCCCGACCATCAACCCTTTCTCCAACTCTCTGTTGGTGGGAGAGGTAGTGCAGGGAATCGTAGAGCGTTACGGCTCAGCGAACATCTATGCGGACTACAAGTTCAATCACTCCCTGGCTCGCACGGATGTACGTTTCATCATTCCCGAGGCCGCTCGCAACATTTCGGGCGGCGGCATGAGCGATGTTCCATCGGGTGAGTCTGACGAGTGGGCCGGTGGTATTCACCTGACGAACTCTCTCATCGGTAAGAGCCAGACGAAGATTGAAACCTACTTGTTCCGCTGGTGGTGCACGAACGGTGCCACGACCACTCTGGACGCTGTAAGCAACGTCTTCAGCCGCCGTGGAGAGCACGACGAGCAGGATGTGTACGCCTGGGCACAGAACGCCGTAGACAGCGTTCTGGGGGGCATGGAGAGCCAGTTTGACCTCATCCAGGGACTTACCTCTCTGAAGCTCGGTTCGAACACGGGTGAAGTCGTGAGTGAAATCTACGACACGTACAACGTTCCTGTCACTCAGCGCCGTGGTGTCAACGAGGTTCTGGAAAATCCAGAGAACGACCTGAACATGTACGTCGTGATGAACGCCATTACGCAGACAGCCAACGACCCGGAAATCTCCGAAGACCGGGTGGACAAGCTCTTGCGCATCGGTGGAGCTATCCCTAGCGCCACGTTCAACAGCCTGAAGGCCCGCATCTGGGATGAAGGCAACACCGCTGGACAGCCAGCAGTGAACCCTTACAAGTTGTCACAGATTGTCGAGTAAGTCATGACCATCCAAGTTCAAACCACAACCAAGTCCGCAGTCCTTGTGTACCATCACACGCAGGACGATGTAAAGGGCTACATCTTCAACGTCGGCGGTACCATCGTGTTTGTCGCTGAGGGGGAAGCTGATAAGCTCGCCCGCTACATGCTGTTTGCTGACCAGACAGAAGCTGAAACCCCAGAGACTGCCTAGCGTCCCGACACCCTAGGCAACAGAAGGCCCGCCCACAGTGCTTGACACAGGGCGGGCCTTCGCCGTATACATGGAGTATGACAAAGACAGACTTGCTTCACCGCGACCTGACTACTGCCTTGATTGGCCAGTACATGCAAGTCTCCTGGACCGATATTGACGACATCCTTCACACCTATGTTGGCTACGTGGATGATTTTGAGGTCGTAGAGTACGAAGACGACTGGGAGGATGAAATCCTGTATCTTTACGTGCGGGACGAGGCCGGGAAGTTTGAGTGTTTGGAGTTGAGCCTTTTCGAACTTGGGTTGGCGGATGACCTCACCATCAGTGTGCACCACGACTTGGCGTTGAATCGCGAAGAGCTTGACCGGGTTCTTAGAGAGGGCTTGACATCCGTCAACTAACCCTGTATCTTTGAGGTATCAGCTACAGCAGCTACCAACGAAAGGATTCATCATGTGGGCATTCTTTGACTTCGGGCTCCTCATGCCCGCCCTTGTCCCGGCCAAGGTCGCCGGTGACGCCGACGTTCTTGCGTGGACGAACAATGGTGAGTACGAGCTTCAGGTTCGTGGTCGTGTGGAAGAGCACCTTCGCTACTTCATGGACACGTACATGGTTCCGGGTTCGTTCAACCCCACCATCCACGACACTCCTCAGATGGACTACAACTACCGGTTCTACACGACCCGTGAGGCGTACGCTGAGGGCATCAAGCAGGCCGCTCTCGCCATCGACTACGAGAAGTTCAAGGTCACGTCGGAGCGGTACTCCTGGAACCACAAGTACCACACGGCTCTCAACTCCATCTGGGCCACGTTGTGCCGTCTGAACACGCCTGGCGGGTTCTATGGTCCCAAGTCGGACAAGAACCCCTACGGCTACACCAGCAAGCACTGGTGGGACGATGACGACACTGACTTCTACACCAACCGTCACGACACGGCCACGCGCCGTACCGGTGACACCTTTGGGCTCCGTGAAGAAGACAGCAATGTGTTCTTCGCTGACCGTGGTGACGAAGGCTACACGGACGGGTACCTGGAGCAGGACTTGGGTGACCTCTACAACGAGAGCATGGATTGGATGCCCGAGAACGAGCGCCGCATGCTGGATGTCATCGAAGAGTTGGATTCGGCCAACATCCCCATGCGGGACTGGGCTGACTACACGTCGCCTGCGGAGTTCGTTCTTCTCCAGCCGATGCTCAAGGAGAACTTCAGCAAGAAGACTCTCCGCAGCTTCCGTAAGAAGAACAAGCGGGCCAACACCGCCACGCGTCGGGATGCCAGTGTAAGCTAGTCTCCTACGTTTCATGTTGGAGGTCCAGTAGTGCAGAAAGCCAAATGGTTGCAAAACTGGACCTCCGACAATACGTGTGAGGTGTGGCCTGAGAACGACGTTATCGAGCACAAGCACAAATTCACATGTCCATGTAATCCCACGGTTGAGGCTATCTTTAACCACGACGCGGGTACATTTGTTTGGCAGACAACGCACAATTCGTTCGATGAGTTTCTTGACGAATCAGAAGTAGAGCCGTATACAGGACTATGACGATTGGCAAGAACGAGTGAAGAACCATTACTCGCGCGGACAGCAAGCACAAATCGCCAAGAGGGTTCGCCTTCGCGGCTCACATGATTTCTCTGTCTCAGACAAGAAATGCATTGTGTGTGGACACGGGTTCAACGGACCTTCCTGCACTCATACGGTGAGTGAGAATCAAGAATTGCTTGACACTTTCGCCACTTAGGGCGTATGATGTAACTAACAACTTCACAGACTGAGAGTGGTCCACCTATCTGGTGTTCCTTTTACAACCACTCTCATGGCCAGCCTTCAAGCTCCTTTCTTGGTTGGTAGCTTTCGCAGGGACGAAGGCTGGCCTTTTTGCCCTAGTACCAGAATTCGGTATATGGACCAAGCTCAAACCTTGGGGTTTGTGGGTTCGATTCCCACCTAGGGCACGGACATCAGAAATGGTGTACACTAGATAATTCAACACATATCTCGTTGGTGTAGTGGTAACATGTGCGGCTCCAACCCGCCAGACCGGGGTTCGATTCCTCGACGGGGTGCGAAACTCAGTTTGACAAATCAGATTCTGAGACGTAAAAATGAGTACAACTGAAAACAATGGCACGGGGTGCAAGTAACGGTAACTGGCCAGGCTCATATCCTGCGCGACTGAGGGTTCGATTCCCTCCCCCGTAACGAGTAAGCGCCACAAGGCGTTTACATGATGTAAGGTTTAAGACATGAGCAAGTTTGACTATGAGCTACACCTGGAAGACCCCAGGTTGGCTTAGAGTGCGCAAATTCGCTCTACTCTAAGCCTTGGACTCGAAAAGTCTGAGGCTTTATTTGTACCTACAACTCCACAGAGCTTTTTCTCTAGTTTCCCTAGTAGACTTAGTACATGAGAACGTGTGCCAAGTGTTTGCAAGAGAAGCCAGTTGAGGATTTCAAGTCCAGTTACTCTTACTGCGTACCGTGTTACAACGAATACAAGCGAGAGTGGCGGGCTAAGAACCGAGACAAGGTGCAGGCGTCTAACGCACGGTATCACTACCGAACGAGATACGATTCTTCACCCGAGGAAAAGCTAGAACAACTAAACAAGCAGAACGGTAAGTGTGCTCTTTGCGGCGACAGTGTTACTCTCTTGAAAAGTCATTGGGACCACAATCACACGACGGGAAAGCTACGCGAAGTGCTTTGCTCCTCATGTAACATGGGGCTTGGACTTTTCAAGGATGACCCGGACAGACTGCTTCTAGCAATCGCCTACCTAGCTAGGCACGCAGATTGATAACTCCACAGAGAATCCATATCGGGATATAGCTCAGCTTGGTAGAGCGCGCGCTTTGGGAGCGTGAAGTCGCAGGTTCGAATCCTGTTATCCCGACGAGACGGAAGCACGGGTTAGATTCCCGTACGGTGAAAGCCGTTGGACGTAAGTGTATAGCGTCGTCGTCATTAAACCGCGATGTAGCATAGAGCAGTGCACCCTCGGGGAGAGGGAAGACCTGGGCGTAGCGACCCAGCATCGGGGACATCGGAATGTGGGCTAGTGGGAGGTCGCTCGGCTTGGGACCGAGAAGGAGGGGGTTCGATTCCCCCCATTCCGACGAGGGAAACGTCAGGTGGTGCACCACAGGGCGAATCCCGCTATGGTGATAGTACTTTCAAAGGCTGATGGTCTGCCTGTGGAGCAGATGTGTGCGGGTTCGAGTCCCGTCTATCACCCGATACATCGTAGTGATGCTGGTGCGAACGCAGGTTCGTCTACGAGGAAGAATAACCCAGCCTATGTCCTTGTGGGGGAGTCAGGAGTCCCCGCCACCCTGTCAAGGTGGAGAACGCGAGTTCAAATCTCGTCTTGGACGCCACACAACTGAATAGAAGATTATGGCCCGTTCGATTAATGGTAGGTCGCAAGGTTCTCAGCCTTGTAGCAGGGGTTCGATTCCCCTACGGGCTACGGTGCGTTCGTATACAGGAAGTACTCTAGCCTTTCAAGCTGGACAGCACGGGTTCGAATCCCGTACGCACTACAAGCTGGAAGAAGTCATGAACCTTCCACCCGGTAAGTCCAGTCCGGGCGCGGTGCCATCCATGCGATATTCGGATGGCAAAACTACCCTGTAGTGGCGTGGCGCTGGCCTCGACTGTAAATCGACCGCACGAGAGTTCGATTCTCTCCTACAGGACTCAAGTTTGGCTACACTGTACTTCAACAGGTGGCACGGGATGTCCTGTCAGGGACACATTGCGAGTCTGGAATAGCCCGTACGCGCCAGACAACCTGCACTGAGGCTCTGACAGGCTGTGCGGGATTTTGGGATTATAGCTTAGTCGGTAAAGCGTCTGTTTGAAGCACAGAAGTCCGGGGTTCGATTCCCCGTTTTCCCACGCAAAGGGTTTAGCGGCCCGAAAGTAGGTGCATAGGAGCGGTAAGCGCGCAGACCGTGAAACCGAGCACACTCCTCCCCCCGGCTGAGGGCAATGGCACGGAAGAGAGTAGCTTGCGGAGGTGTGGAGAATACGACCCCAAGTAAAGAACGTCTCAATGGTACGGGTGGTTTCTTTCGAGAGGCCGCAGGACCCGAGACAAGTAAAGAACGGCAGTAGTAGGAACCACACTGACCAATAGTTACTCTCTGCATAGCGTAGTAGGCAACGGTAGACCACTTAGTCCGAGATACTAAGATGAATACGGGTTCGAATCCCGTCTACGCTACGGCTCTTTGGCGGAATGGTAGACGCGCTAGTCTTAGGAACTAGTACCTTCGTGGTGTGCGGGTTCGAGTCCCGTGAGGGCTACAAATGGATTCTCTGTGACAACTTCATATGGCGCGGTAGGCAACAGGACGACCACATTGGCTCAGACCCAGTGATGCTGCGGGTTCGAATCCCGTCTGCGCTACAAAGAAACCCCTGGTCAGGCCCCTAATCGGGCCGAAGGCCAGGGGTTTTTTGCTTGACAATGGAACCTTAAAGGCGTACATGAGGTAAGCTGGACTACGACACCAGCCAAACCTTAGGAGACGCACGTGTCTACACTTGCCGAGAAGTTGCAAGAGGCGGCTACCGCCAAGAAAGAGTCCAACATCGAGAAGTGGTTGAAGACGCTCGATGAGACTGACCGCAAAGCTGTCTGGGCCGCGCTTCGGAGCGAGAACTGGAGAAACTACACTCTCCTGAATTTCCTTCGTAGCAATGGGGCTAAGTTCGATAAGGCCACGTTCATCCCTTTCCGTGAAGCGGTCAAGGCTGGCACCATCAAGGAAGAAGACGTTCATGGGTCTAAGTGACAAGCTAGCAGCCGCTCAGGCGAAAGCTGAAGCCGCTGTCAAGGCTGACGAGGAGATTGTCTTCACGTCTGACGGCATGGTCCTTTCCGCAGGCCTCATGATGGCTACGGCCTGGGGTGAGGACGACTGGCGAGCATGGCTAGCTGAGAAGGGCACCGACCCTGAGGAAGTTACCTTCACCTTCGGAGTTACGTCGAGTCCGAACGGTGGGTACTGGAACAAGCTACTCAACGTCAAGAAGAAGAATTTCGTTGATGGCCAGGAGCTTCCCAAGTGGCCCGTCATCCAGAAGCCCGCTACCGTCTACAAGCTCCGACCCGTTACACCAACCCCACGAGCGACGAAGTTCAAGACGGCTGTGGTGGGTGCCGACACTCAAATCGGCTTCGACATGGACAACGCAGGGAACTTGATTCCCTACCACGATGATGCAGCTATCGACCTCTTCCAGCAGATTGTAGGCCTGGAGAATCCTGACCAGACCATCATCGCTGGCGACATCCTGGACCTCACAGAACAAGGCCGCTGGGCTCAGGAAGAGCGCTTTGCTCGCACTACCCAGCCCTCACTAGAACGAGGACGCCTATTCGCCGCTGAGACACGTGCGCGAACGTCTGGCGTCATTCAGTGGATTGAGGGAAACCACGACAAGCGCATGCAGAGCTTCATGGAAGCTAACGCCAAGAGCGCTATGGGTCTACGACGAGCAGGGTACCCGGACGAGTGGCCCGCCATGAGTCTTCCGTTCCTCATCGGACTAGACGAGTTCGACACTGGCTACACAGACGCCTATCCAGCAGGCGCTCACTGGATTTGTGACGACCTCAGAGTCATCCACGGTACCAAGAGTGTGGCTAAGGGTTCTACGGCCTCTCAGTACGCCAACGAGACGCCTCACATTTCGACCATCTTCGGGCACTCCCACCGACTTGAAGTACAGTCCAAGACCATCTTCGACCGTGCTGGCAAGATTCGTACCATGAACGTCAACCCCGGATGTCTCTGCCGAGTTGACGGTATGGTGCCTTCTGTTCACGGGGCACGCCACCTAGACGGCTCTAAGGCCACCTACTGGGAGAACTGGCAGCAGGGCGTGACAGTCATTCGATACAGAGACGATGGACAGTTCTACGTGGAGCTAGTGCAGATTGACTCCGGTCGAGCTTTCCACGGTGGACAAGAATTGGTGGCGAACCGGTAATGCCTGAAGCACTCACAGCGACGTGGGACCAGGAAGTAGACGCGTACTACTTTCATGCGCAGACAAACTTCCCTAGTGTCAAGCAAATCAGCCTTGGCACTAGGGAAGTCATCTTGGACATTGATTCGTATGGACGCATCATTGGCGTAGAAGTTCTCTAGGCTCACGCGATAGTAAAAGTGAGCCCTACGAGGAAGACCCAGTGGTAGAGGAGCCGACTGATGAATGATGTGCTGGAAACTGAGGAAGAGGTAACCGTCCATGTGCCAGCCCCTGATGAGTTTGTCGCCTGTACCCAGTGTGGGCACCGCTCCAGCATGCACTACTTCTTCAGAGACGGGTTGCTGTCGTACTGCAAGCACCACGGAGAGCAGCACGAAGCCAAGCTGACCGAACTGGGAGCTTTCATCGTTCTCGACACCAGGGACCAACTGACTTAGAAATGGTGTACACTAGACGCATGAGTAAGACATCAGCCATCGCAAAGCGCGGAACCCAGAATGGGGTATCCGGCTTTAAGAGGCATGTCTAAGCTCTAGAACTAGACTTAAGAAGCCTCTGAACAGAAAAAGTTCGGAGGCTTCTTGCATATCTGGTTCGAGAGACGTAAGATGTAAGTACCAGGCCAGCAGCGGTGAGGACCGGAAAGGCCTGAGTACAAGAACTTCGGGACGACCCAGGCAACTGGACCCCAGTAACTCCACAGTGGAATCCAGATCGGA